AAAATAAAAGAAAAGACATTTAGACCGTGTCTTCTATGTCTTCTGGTACAAATGGAAAATCGTAAGGCGACCGTCAGAAAGTATGTGCATTAATATGGGCGTGAGATATCAATACCAAATAAAAGAAGTTTTAAAAACCTCTAGGGGTTTGATTAGCGGGTTTCGCGTGTTGGTTGTGGTCGAAGACCTGGAGCACCACATGGTAGACGTGCCCGCAGAAATTTTTGAGTATGAAACCTTGGTGTACTTCAGGTGCCGGCTAAAGATGTACCAAAAGGTAGATATCCAAAAGTTACCTTTGTCAGTTCAATATAAGATTAGAATGCCGTTAGCGCATTTCCTAGATTTATGGGTCTTAACAGAAAACAATGGCTATTACAGCAAACGAAAAAATACTGACGCTTGATTATTGGAAACGCGCTGACAAACTGGTTGAAGGCGATTTTATTTTTGATAGGAATGGAGACCTGCGTAAGGTTACGTTAATCCAGCACTTTCAATCCAAATGCTATGAGGTGCACCTCAGTGACTTGCTGACTGTCAGCGGTAACGCGTCCATGCATTTTTTGTTGGAAACGCCTAAGTACAGGAAACGGCTGGCAGAGTACAAGGGCAAGCGCCAGTTTATGCGCCCGTTGATTTTGGAACCGTTGTCCGGGCTGTTGGATAAGTCGTTGAGGCACAAGAACAACGCGCGTACGTTCTCAATCCCTACGTGCGGAGCGCTCAAGCTGCCACACCAGGACCTGCCGGTGCCGCCGTTTGTGTTTGGGTACTGGTATTGGAACCGATTGAAGCCCAATGTGTTCTCGGCGCACAAGCTAAACGCCGATGAGGTGTTAGAAAAGTTCCGCAGCCATGGGTATGAGATCATAAAACCAAAAAAACGCAAGGATGGAGCCACGATCTTCAGTGTGTTCCCTACGATTGAGTCACAGCTGGCGCCGTTCATACCCAAAGAGATACCAAACAACTACCTGCTGGGTAGTGAAGAGCAAAGAATTGAGCTGTTAAGCGGTATTGTAAACGCAAAAATACGACAATACAAGAAAACAAAAGATATTTTTAGAGTTTCTGGCTCACACTGGCCGGAGATTAGGAAAATCCAGGGGTTAGTAGAGTCATTAGGTAGCAAGACTACACTAAACTTTTACGAAAACTGGAAGCATTACACATTAGGTTTCAGAAACTGTAACCAACTGTGTAGTGTTCAGGTGCCGAAGAAAGTTAAGGTGCACCAAGCACGACGGTACATTACTAAAATTGAAGAGTTACCCACGCAACAATGTGTACACATTGAAACTGACGGGCCTGATGGTTCGTTTTTAGTGGGAGAAGGATTTATCACATGTCGTTAACGGCAAAACAAGAGCTTCTGTTAAAGAAGTTCGCAGAACAAAACAAACAATGGCCAAAGGCGCAGCTCGATGCCACCCTTTGGCTGGTGAAGTACAAGCTATCCGCGCTCCCGCACCAAAAAGAACCGGAGGACGGCGAGTTTGATACGTTCTTAATGCTGGCCGGCCGCGGTGCGGGTAAGACATGGACGGCGTCTAACTGGATTGGCGAGCGGGCGTGGACTTTTGACAAGACGCGCTGGTTGGTTACAGCGCCAACAACAAACGACATTCGCGCGACGTGTTTCGAGGGTGACTCTGGGCTACTTAACATTTTGCCACGATCCATCATCAAAGATTACAATAAGTCGTTGCTTGAGATTACACTGATCAATGGCTCACTGATCCAAGGGATCCCTGGTTCTGAGCCAGAACGCTATCGTGGTAAGCAATACCATGGGGCCTGGTTTGACGAGCTGTGTGCGTTTGAGTACATCGACGACGCGTATGACCAGGCGCAGTTTACGTTGCGTTTGATGGACCCACGCATTGGGCGGGTGCAGCAGATTATCACGACAACGCCGAAGCCGCTCGAGTTGATTGTAGACTTAAACGAGGGTAAGGTGGGCGGCGACGTGTACGTGGCCAACGCCAGCTCGTTTGACAACCGCGCCAACTTGTCTGATACGTTTTTCAAACAGTTGGAAAGCTACGAGGGCACCAACCTGGGCCGTCAGGAAATTTACGGCGAGATATTGGATCCGGAAGAGGCCGGCATTATTAAACGCAAGCAGTTCCGCATGTGGCCAGCCAACAAGTCGACGCCAACCCTTGAGTATGTGATTGCGTCATACGATCCGGCTACCAGCGAGAAGACGGTCAACGACCCAACAGCCTGCACGGTGTGGGGCGTGTTTGAGCAAGAGGATGGCCACACGTCGGTCATCATGTTAGACGCATGGGACGCGCACTTGGCGTATCCAGAGTTACGCCGCAAAGTTATATCGGACTTCAAGGAAGTTGTGTACGGCGCAGATAACACGTTTGCAAAAGGCCGTAAGGCTGACTTGTTGCTCATGGAAGACAAGTCTGCAGGTATCAGCCTGATTCAAGAGTTACAAGGCGCCGGCGTTCCGGTGCGTGGATACAACCCAGGACGCGCCGATAAGGTGCAGCGGTTAAACATCGTGGCCCCGCTGGTTGCTAAGGGCCGGGTGTACATACCGGAGGATCCAGAACAAAAAGGTGAGTTTGCACCGTGGGCCAAACGATTCATACGGCAGGTGTGTTCGTTCCCTGAAGCCAAAGGGCACGATGACTACGTGGACTCACTGACACAAGCGTTGCGCGTGTTACGTGATTCAGGATGGTTACAACTCGATCCGTTGCCTGCAAGAGATTACTCATACATTGACGACCAGTTGGCGCGCAAGTTCTCCAATCCATACGCACAGTAGGGCGAAACACCCTACCGATGTGCATTAATAGAATTAGAATATGAACCTAATCAAATCACCCCACGAGTTGTTGATGGAACAAGCCGGCCTCCCGGGTTATGCGGGCGGTCATTCGGTGTCACCAGAACAGATGAAGGTGGAGCTAATGATCAACGGCCACAAGGTACATCAAAGCGAACTGCCACACGATCATCCGTTGATACAGCACTTTGCGGGGGGTAAGGAGGTAAAACCTCCGATTGATTTAACGCGTCGTTATGATCCGATCAATATTAATTTACAAGAAATGCGGGCAAAACAATTGCCCCCTAGTTCGTTTGAAAAGTTTTCTTCACGTTTAGGTTCTTTGTTGGGTCATGGGTTAACGTTTGGCATACCTGCGTATGACGTGGCAGAACAGTTAAAAAATAATAACATTGGCGGCGCGCGTGAAAGTACGCTCGATGCTGCGATTGGTTTGGCTCCGTTGCCAGTGCAAGCTGGATGGGCTGCGTTAAAGCCAACAGAATTAAATACCGGCGAAGACGAAATGATGAAGCAAATCCATCAAATGCAAGATCAAATGCTCGCAAACAGAAAAGTTAAATAATGGCAAATCCAAAATTACCGATTCAAATGGGTGGCAGCTTGCCGTCTTTAGATTCTAAAACAGATCAAGAGATTGCAGAGGGTCAGCTTCAGGAGCAAGAAGTTGCTGAGCTTGAAGACTATTTGGGTTTAGATGAAGATGAGGCAGAGGGTGAGATTATTGAACTGGAAGACGGTTCAGTAGTTGTTAACCTTGAGCAAACTAAGGGCCCAAAAGAAAGCCCTGAGTTTTATGCTAACCTTGCGGAAGTGTTTGATGAAAGCTATTTGGATCAATTGGCCCAAGATTATTTGGACTTTATTGATGAAGATAAAGAAGCTAGAAAACAGCGCGATAAGCAATATGAGGAGGGCTTACGCCGCACTGGTTTGGGTAAGGACGCTCCTGGTGGTGCTACTTTCGACGGTGCTTCTAAAGTTGTTCACCCTGTTATGGCAGAGGCTTGTGTAGACTTTGCTGCAAGCTCGGCCAAAGAATTATTGCCACCTGAAGGCATTGCTAAGACAAACATCAAGGGTGCTATTGATCGTTTGAAGTTGGAAGTTGCTGAACGTAAGGTTACGTTCTTAAACTGGCAGCTGTCGGAACAGATTCCTGAGTACCGCGACGAGATGGAGCAACTGCTAACTCAACTGCCATTAGGTGGTTCGCAGTTCTTGAAATGGCGCTGGGATTCAGAGCAACGCAGGCCAATGTGTGAGTGGATCCCGATCGACAACATATTGTTGCCGTACGCATCCACAAACTTCTACACATCACAGCGCGCGACTGAAGTACAAGACATTACAGAGGATGTATTCCTCCAACGTATTGACGCGGGTATCTACCGCGAGATCGATGCGTCTTACACGTCAGACACGCCGCTTGATGACCAAACGCAATCTGAAAAAGCCAACAACAAAATTGAAGGCAAAGAAAGCTCTGGTAAAAACATTGATGGTTTGCGTCGTGTTTATGAGATTACGTGCTTCTTGCGTTTGGATGATGACGATACAACTGAAGGTCGTCGTGCACCTTACATTTTAACAATTGATGAGTCGTCAAGCAAAGTATTGAGCTTGTACCGTAACTGGGCTGATGGCGACGACAAATTTGAAAAGCTAGATTGGTATGTTGAGTTTAAGTTCATCCCATGGCGCGGCGCATATGCTATTGGCTTACCTCACCTTATTGGCGGTCTTAGCGCTGCACTTACTGGTGCTCTTCGCGCGCTGCTTGACGCAGCTCACATTAGTAATAGTCAAACGATGCTCAAGCTCAAAGGCGGGCGCATCGGGGGCCAGTCGGACCGTATTGAGCCGACTCAGGTGGTTGAGATTGAGGGTGCACCAGGTGTAGACGACGTCCGCAAGCTGGCTATGCCGCTGCCGTTTAACCAGCCTTCCAGCGTATTGTTTAATTTGCTGGGCTGGTTGACTGACGCGGCTAAGGGTGTAGTTACCACAGCCGAAGAAAAAATTGGCGAAGCAAACAACAACATGCCTGTGGGAACAACCCAGGCGTTGATTGAGCAGGGTGCTAAGGTATTCTCAAGCATCCACGCGCGCTTGCATCGCAGCCAGGCTAAGTCATTAAAGATTATCTCCCGTATCAATAACTGGTACTTGAGCGAGATGGACAATCAGTCTGGTGAAGAGATTGAGGTTCGTGACTTTGCATACAACAGCGATGTGCGTCCGGTATCGGACCCCAACATATTTTCTGAGACACAACGTCTTGCACAAAACCAAGCCTTGTTGCAAATGGCAACCGCGGCGCCTCCCGGAATGTTTGACTTGCGTGCTGTGTACAGCCGTATTGTTCAACAGCTAAAGATCCCCGAGGCCGATGAGATTTTGCCAAACCCACAAGGTGCAAAAGAATCCAACCCAGCGTTAGAGAACGTTTCAATGACGATGGGTCGACACGCAGCTGCTTATCCAGACCAAGACCATATTGCACACCTAGATGTTCATTTAGAGTACGCAGAGAATCCAGTGTATGGTGGCAGCCCGGTCATTGGCCCAACGTTTACGCCGATGGCGTTAGAGCACATCAAGCAACACTTGATGCTGTACTACCTCCAGTCTATGCGTAACATTGTGGCGAAAGCGTCTGGTGGAAAAGACGTGCTTGATTTACACGAAGAGAAGACATTAGATTGGGAATCACAGCAGGCTTTGGCTTTAGGCTCAAAGATTGTTGACCACGAATCCCAGAAGATCTTACAACCATACATGCAGCGAATTATGGTGTTGGTGCAGAAGGTGCAGCAAATGCAACAAGCACAACAGCAATCAGCTATGAACGCCGACCCGACTGCGCAGGTGTTGATGAAGACGCAAATGGCAGAAACTCAACGTAAGGCACAAGAGTTCCAAACCAAGATGCAAACTGAGTTGCAACAAGCCCAACAGGATTACCAACTCAAAGTGGCTGAACTGCAGCAAAAGGTGGCAGAACTACAGACTAAGTATCAAACGCAGACAAATATTGACAACCAGCGCAATGCGACCGATATTGCAATGGCAAATATTAATAACTCCGCGCGCGAACGAGTGGCTTATATTCAAGCCGGTGCTCAGATGGACCAGCAACAAGCTCAGTTAGAACACGAGCAAAACATGTCAGCGATCGAGGCAATTGATGCCGCGAGTGCAGACATTAGACAGCATGGTTTAGCTATTGAACAGCAAAACTTCCAGCAACAAGCTGATATGGTAAACCAACAAGCCCAGCAACAAGCTCAGGCAGACATGGCAAACCAACAACACATGCAACAGCTGCAACAAAACGACCAGCAACACGCTCAAACGCTGGAACAAAACTATCAACAACCTGAACCACAACCTCCCGAAGGACAACAATAATGGCTACTAGACAAAAAGGCAACGAATTAGGTTTCCGCCAAACATACAAACAAACCGGTCATGAAGGTTTTGCTGGCGGCCCCGGCGAGACTGGTCTTGACAAAGGCCCCACAGGTTCACACCGTGACAACAACTGGAAAATTGGCGCTTCTCAAGCTAAATTGACAAAGCCATCCAAAGTTGGTCCAGATAAAAACCTCAAAGATATCGGCGGCGGCAACTTTTATTGATACATTAAGGGCGGTTTTATGTCGCCTTTTGTATTAATAAAAGTATGAAAGATATTGTATCTGAATTAATTAAGCGCTTGAAAAGTGCTGATCAAGATTTAACGTTAGCTATTTCGTCCGGCGTTAATGTCCACGATTATGCCTCTTACCAGAGGTTAGTAGGGCAAAAAGCTGGTGTCCAAGAATCATTGGACATTATAAATCAAATCCTTAGCGAGGACGAAGAGGATATTTAAAGTGCCGTAAGGCATGAGGAGCACTGTAAAGTGATTGACTTAAAGCAAAACGACGAGCCAGATTTGCGCTCGGAACTCGAATGTTTTCCGAATGTAGACCCCGGTATTGAAGTTTTAGGTGACCGCGTATTAGTTCAACTACGACGCGAGAAAATAATGAGCAAGGGTGGCATCATTTTAGTTGATGAGACCAAACAAACGCTCCGATTTAATGAGACTGTTGCAAAGGTTATCCAAATTGGACCTTTGGCGTACAAAAGCCCCGATGATTTGACTCCATGGGTTGAAGGACCTTGGTGCCAAGTTGGTGATTTAGTACGAACCATTAAATACGGCGGTGATCGGTTTGTGATTCAACCAGATGATGAAGGCGCACCAGTGGTATTTATCACTGTTCAAGCGCGGGAAGTCATTTCCAAGATTCGTTCTTTTGCGGAAGCGCAAAAAATGAAGGCCTTTGTAGATTAACTTTTGGGAAAAAGTATGGCAGATAATGAAAAAGACAATGTTCCTATCAAAGAACGCGAAGACGGTTCGGTTCTAGCGAGCGTAGGCACGCATCCAGACGATATTCTGGAAGATGATGAAAAGGCTGAAGGCGGTTCTGTAGACGAAGATCATGCAGACGGTGAAAATGATGACACCGAGGCCAGCGCTGATGACGGCGATGGTGATGAAACGGAAGAAGAGCGTGAGAGAATCCGTGAAGCCCGACGCGAAGAGCGTCGCCTTAAAAAAGCACTGCAAAAAGAACGCGAAGCCTCTTCTAAACATAAGATTTCTGCGCTTGAGCGCCGGAATGAAGAATTAGCTAAGCGATTGGCAGCTGTGGAAAATACCGCAGCGTCATATCAGTTTGCACAGATTGACAAGGCATTGGAAGACGAGGGAACTCGTGTTGAATATGCCAAGATGAAAATGATGGAAGCTGCCCGCAACGGCGACGCAGCGGCCCAGGTTGAGTACCTGGAGCATTTAACTGACTCGAAGCAAAAACTTCAGCAGTTACAACATTATAAGAAGCAACAATTGGAGGCTGCAAAGTCTCCAAAGCAAAACGTGCCCAACGTGGCCGCTGCCGAAGTTCAACGTAATGCCTCAACATGGCTTAAAAAGAATTCTTGGTACGACCCACAAGCACGGGATACAGACAGTAGAATTGCCAAAGTAATCGATTCCGAACTTGCTGCCGACGGGTGGGACCCAGCAGATTCCGAGTATTGGGATGAGTTAGACAGTCGTCTATCAACACGCCTACCACACCGCTACGCGGCCAAGGGTGGTGCAAAAAGAGCAAATCCTACAGCATCTAGTCGCACTGCCGCGGCCCAGGGTACAAAACCTGGTCAGATCACGCTAAGTCGTGAACGTGTTTCGGCAATCAAAGATGCAGGGGCTTGGGACAATGTTGAGAAACGTAACAAAATGATCCGCGCCTATGCTGCGTACGATCGTGCTAACAAAGGATAAATGAAATGGCAAATACAAGAATTAAACGTGACGTAGAAGATCGCTTAGCCGATCGTTTACAAGAGGTCAAGGAACGCGCCGCAACAGACGGGGCTTCCAATGCACAACGGGAACGCCTTGAAGCATTCCGTGACAAATGGCAGAATAGTGCGCTGCCAGATATTCCTCGGGATGCAATCCCGGGAATGCATCTGTGCTGGTTGTCGACGACCAACACATATGACAGTATCGACAAACGTGTAGCGTTGGGTTATGAACCAGTTAAAGCCAGTGAATTAGGTCAGGGCTTTGAAGGACTCGGTAAGATGAACTCGGGCAAGTTTGAAGGCTGTATTTCTTGCAATGAAATGATTCTTTTTAAATTGCCAGAAGAAGTTTATCAAGAAGTGATGAAGATGATGCACTTAGAGGATCCTCTCGAGCATCAACGCAATATTACATCTGCGGTTCGTGATACGGCCAAAGAAGGTAAAGGCGGTCGTTCAATTCTTGAAGGCGGTATTTTGGAAATGGAAAAAGAAGCGCGCAAGGCAAGCAAAAATATTCGGTTCTCATAATAACTTCAAAACAAAGGAAAATTAATGTCCACAACATTGCAACCCTTTGGCCTGAAACCAGTATACCACCCAAGCGGTTTGGATCGTGCAATGCAATTTGCCGGCACAAACAGTTTTATTCAAGGTGTGTCTGGTTATACTGCTCCTTACTCTTTGAGCTCAGGTCAATCTTTCTGGCAATTCCAACCTGTAACAGTTAACTCTTCAGGTCAATTGACAATCGCAGCTTCTGCTGCAACTGGTGGTAGCGGTACTGCAACTAGCAAAGTTTATGGCGTTTTCGACGGTGTGGAATACACATCTGCCGAAGGTCGTCGTTCTGTTGCTAAATACGCTGCCAAAACTACTTTAGATGCTGCTACTAACATCATTTTCTGGATCTTCACCGACCCAGCGTTGATTTACGAAGCGCAAATCCAAGGTTCTGCTACTGCTGCCTCTATTGGTCAAGAATACAACTTTAGTACGACTACCAACTATACCCCCGCTGATGGCTATGCTATCGGTAATGGTGGCGCTGGTTTCTCGACTACTGCTTTGTATGCTACACCCGTGGGCTCTGGTAACCAAGGTCAAGTTCGCGTAGTCGGCTTGGGTCGTGAAGTGGCTTTCCCTGCTGGTCAATTGAACCAGTGGGGCGACGCTTACACAATCGTCCAAGTGCAGATCTGCAATAACTCCTTTGCCGCTCCATCGGTATCGGTTTAATTAACAACGAAAGGAAATAAGCAATGGCAACTCCAATGCGCAGTACGGACTTTCGTGCGGTAGTCGAACCGATTATCAACGAAGTCTTTGACGGTGTTTACGAACAACGTGCCGACGAGTGGAAGGGATTTGTTGAACAGATCCAAGGTATTCCACGTAACTACCACGAAGAAGTGATGCTGTACGGTATGAATGCCGCCCCAGCCATGCCTGACGGCACTCCTGTCAGCTATGACCAAGGCGGTACTTTGTACATCACACGTTTCATCTATCAAATCTATGGCTTGGCATATGCCTTGACCAAAGTGTTGATGGAAGACGGTGACCATATCCGTATCGGTAGCACCTTCGCTAAGCACTTGGCTCAATCCATGATTGAAACCAAAGAAACTTTGTGCGCTAACTTGTTGAACTTCGCGTTCACATCTGGCTACATCGGCGGCGACGGCGTGACATTGATCAACACCGCTCACCCAATCGCCAACGGCGGTTCTTACTCTAACCAGTTGTCTACAGCTGCTTCTTTGAGCCAAACTTCTGTTGAGCAATTGCTCATCCAGATCCGCTCTGCAGTTGACAACAACGGTAAGCGTATCCGTTTGAAGGCAGAACAGTTGGTTGTTCCTCCAGCTCTCGAGTTCCAAGCAGAAGTTATTCTGAAATCGGTTCTCCGCTCTGGTACAGCTGACAACGATCTGAACCCAATCAAGTCTACTGGTATGCTACCAAAGGGCACACACGTTGTGACCCGTTTGAGCTCCAGCAAGGCCTGGTGGATTCAAACTGACGCAGAAAACGGTCTCATGCTCGTTATGCGCCGCCCAATGGAGAAATCCATGGAAGGTGACTTCGAGACAGACAGCATGCGTTATAAGGCTACCGAGCGCTACGCGACCGGCTGGCACGATGCCCGTAACATCTACGGCACACAAGGCGTCTAATCATAGGCACTTTGCAAAGGCTCACCCAAAAGGTGGGCCTTTTTTACTTATTGGCTCCCTTTTAACAAAACTTTAACATAGGAAAGAAAATGGAATTTACAATTGAAGCAAACGGTATCCGTTTATCTGTTGACGCAGATTTTGATTTAGATTTGACCTATGTACAAGACTTTCTTGACTCATTGGTCCCAACGTTTGAATTCTTCTACGATGAAATTGAAATCGACGAAGAAGAAGAAGACGAAATCGAATATGACGAAGACGGTGTGGCTTGGTGGTACGACGAGGAAAACGACGAGTTGTATTATTGCGAAGGCGATATCGAAGACGAAGATGACTGGGTACTTGTTGAAGAATAAGTTTAGTTAAATCTCATAAAAGCCCGCACATAAGCGGGCTTTTTTATTGCGGGCGTTTTAGTCAAAAATGTTGCATTAATAGAAATAGGAAGATTTGCCCCCAACAGGGCCCCTTCGCTTCCGGGGGCTACGATCTAGCGACTGAGTGGGGCTATAAACTCTAGATAGGAAACTATAAAATGTCAGTAACTTTCAATCAGCCGATTCGCGTATACAAGTTTAACAACTCTACAAACGACGGCACAATCGCACCAAGCAACATTGGAGCAGTTCGCGCTTCTCAACAGCAATTTATCACTAACCCAATCGTTGGCACCACCGCTGCCGCTACGGTTTTGACCACAGCAGACATCGGCACCACTACCGTGGTTCCGTTCATGTTGCCCGCTGGTGCAATCATTGAAGGCGTGGTGTTGTATCAAGACATAGCAGCCACTGGTTTGACAGGCGGCGTGATTACTGTGTCTATCAACCAACCTGATCCAACTACTGGCGTGGTCACAACCACAGCCATCGGCACAATTACCCCTACAGCCGCTGGCGGCCGTATTGCAGGCGTTTTCACAGCCACTGCAGCCGCCGCAGCAATCTTGGGTAACATCGGCCTTGTTGACGCGTATTTGACCTTCAGTGCAGCTACTGTGTCGGCTAACACCGGTACTTTGGGTGGTACGATCTCTGTGGACTACACAGCTCGTAACTACACTGGTTCGATTGTTAACGTGGGCCAAGGCTACACCAACAACTAATTAATTGCCTCGGGGGCTTCGCGCCCCCGTTTTTAACTTTAAGGAATTAATTATGGCATTAGTCACAAACTTACAACAAAACCCATCACCACCGCATTCCATAACCGTTCAGGGCGCATTTGAGCCGTTTGATCTTCAAGTGTCTCGTAATCAAATTATGGGCCATAGTCCAGCAAACATTTTTGCTTATGGAACCACGCCGGCAACAGCAGGTTTGTTTAGAACGATTTGGGAAAACATGTCGACAACCGACTATGTATTTCCAACATCTGCGTCTGTAATGACTTTGGTGAGCACGGTAAACACAGACACTGCTACTATTACAATTACTGGAACAGATGCGAACTACAACCTGCTTACAGAAAATTTGGTATTGAATGGAACGACAAACGTAACTACAGCTAACGTATATTTCCGTATCAATAACATATCTGTATCTGCGGGTTCGGCAACCAATCCTTCAGGTGTAATTACATTGTCCGTAAGTAGCACTGTCTACGCGCAGATAAATACGGCTACGGTTAATGGGTCAACAACAAGTATTGGTACATCTCAAATGGGTGTGTATACCGTACCAAACGGCTATACATTCTATGGCTATAGATACGGTGCATATTCATCGTTTAACGGTAACAGCGTCAATTACACAACATATAGAGCATTGACAAACTCTTCGTCTGGTGTGCAAAGAGTTATTGTTCAAACTCCATATAACACTACATATGAAGTGCAACGTCATTTTCCGTTCCCATATGCCGCTGGAACAGATTTAAGATTCCAAGTTGCAAGCAGTGCCGCAACAGCTGCGGTGGTTAGCATAAATATCGGTGGTGTTTTAATTAAGAACGACGGTCAAACCGCTTAAGGCTGGTAAATGCCCGTTTATCTTGATACTCGAAGCAATTCGGTTCTTTCTGTAGCGGTTTGTGACCGCTGTAATAGAAAGTTTCCTTATGTAGAACTCATGCCGGATCCTAATTTTCCCGGCATGAGGGTCTGCAAGGACGATGTGGATAATTTTGATCCATGGCGTTTGCCTGCGCGTCAAACTGAAAATATTGCGCTACGTTTCCCCCGCCCTGATGCGTCTGTAGCTACGGGACCAATTGGTGGCAACCAAATTCAAACAGAAAACGGTTTCCAAAACGGAAACTCGTTCTACATTACTGAAAATTCGTCGAACAACACTGGTAATTTGAACTTAGACAGTACCTACGAGTTTTTCCCATCGTCAACAATTCCCACGTTGTACTCTATGTCACCAAACTCTGGCACAAAAGCTGGTGGGACTAACGTGACAATCAGCGGGACAAATTTTGTCAATATTACCAACGTAAAACTTGGTGGTGTTAACATGACAAGTTTTAATATTATAAGCCCAACACAAATGACCGCGGTTACACCCGCGTATCAAATTACGGGCCTTGTTGACCTTTCTGTCATATCTACATTTGGTACGTCTGTTTTACACGGTGCGTATACATACACGACATAAGAATAAGAAATGGCTGATCAAAGTATAACCCAACTACCAATTGCTTTTAACCTTACTGGTAATGAGCAAACTGTTGTCGTACAAGGTGGTGTTACAAAACAGGCTTCTGTTTCGCAGATTGCCAATGCCGCTTCGCCAGGAAAATTAATCACCAATGTAAGTTATAACCCTGAAAACGGAGATTTAACATTTTATTATAGCGATGGTAGTAATGCCACGGTGGGGCCGGTTTCGGGTTCTTCTGGTGCTACCGGATCGTCTGGATATAGCGGATTTTCAGGTTACAGCGGCAAATCGGGTTATAGCGGCTATAGCGGCTCTGGCTTAAGTGGATATAGCGGTATCGGTGTAAGTGGTTATAGTGGTTTTAGTGGCTACAGTGGCGCCGGTGTAAGCGGTTATAGTGGATACAGTGGCGCGGGTGTTAGTGGATACAGCGGTAAATCCGGCTATAGCGGATATAGTGGATCTGGTGTAAGCGGCTATAGTGGCTACAGTGGCGCGGGTGTGAGTGGATACAGCGGATATAGCGGCGCGGGTGTAAGCGGTTATAGCGGGTATAGCGGATCTGGTGTAAGCGGCTATAGTGGATCTGGTGTGAGCGGTTATAGTGGCTATAGTGGTGCTGGACTTAGCGGTTACAGCGGATATAGCGGCGCGGGTGTAAGCGGTTATAGCGGGTATAGCGGATCTGGTGTAAGCGGCTATAGTGGATCTGGTGTAAGCGGCTATAGTGGCTACAGTGGCGTGGGTGTAAGTGGATACAGCGGATATAGCGGCGCGGGTGTAAGCGGTTATAGCGGGTATAGCGGATCTGGTGTAAGCGGCTATAGTGGATCTGGAGTAAGCGGCTATAGTGGCTACAGTGGCGCGGGTGTAAGTGGATACAGCGGATATAGCGGCGCGGGTGTAAGCGGTTATAGCGGGTATAGTGGATCTGGTGTAAGCGGCTATAGTGGATCTGGTGTAAGCGGCTATAGCGGATACAGCGGATCCGGTGTAAGCGGCTATAGTGGATATAGCGGATCTGGTGTAAGCGGCTATAGTGGCTCTGGCGTAAGTGGTTACAGCGGAACTTCCGGCTATTCTGGTTCCTCAATAGCAATTGGCGGAACTAGCACGCAACTCCAGTATAACAATTCTGGAGCGTTGGGCGGTGTGGCAAACATTACTTATAATGGCTCAACTACAACGCAAACAAGCGGGACAATTGACGGAACAACTATTGGCGGCACAACCCCTGCGGCTGGTACGTTTACTACGTTAATTGGCGGCGGCGGTTCAGCTAACTACATCCAAGCGACAGGCGGGGCTACAACTAAAGCAGTTCAGTTTCAAACGCTTGGTAGCGATGCGGCTGTATCCCTAGCCATACAACCCAAAGGCACAGGTGCAATAGACCTAGCGGCTGGTTCTAGCGGTGTGAACATTTCTAACGGTGGTACGGTTACTGCGCTGACAAGAACTGCTGGTGGTGCAGGATATACATCCTATCCAAGTGTTGCTATTTCAGCTCCCACTACAGCTGGTGGTGTACAAGCTACTGCGACTTGCACGGTGATGTTTAACGCCGCGGCGACTATTGCAAGTGGTGGCACAGGATACACGGTTGGCGATGTGCTAACAATGGTTGGTGGAACCCCAACGTCAACTGGCGGTACATTTACCGTTACAACTGTATCTTCTGGCGCTGTAACAGGGGTAACAGCAAATTCAAAAGCATACACGGCATTGCCATCTAACCCAGTTTCAACAACTGTTAGTCCCGCAGGCGGAACTGGTTGCACGTTAAACGTCACATATTCTATTGACCCCGGTGGTCTAACAATTGGAACAGCAGGTTCTGGATATGTTGAACAGCCAACGGTAACAATTAGTGGTGGCGGCGGTAGCGGCGGCACTGGCTATGCTACTGTGGGTAGTGTTCCAAAGATTACAAGTCTTGGTGGTGATTTATCGTTTTATACACCAGGCGGTGAGGCATTTCGTGTAGCGGATATTGGTGGTACAACAGTTAACTATGTAAGCGTTAGGGGAGATACCTCCACTGGAAATACGCCAAAAATTATAGCGGCTGGAGCAAGTGGAACTTTAAATTTAGCTATTTCTAGTAAATCTTCTGGCGCTATAATTTTTTATACCAATAGTTCTACAAACACTCAGATGCAGGTTACTCACACAGCATCATCAGTTAACTACGTACAGGTGACGGGTGCGGCTACTAATAGCGGCCCAGAAATATCATCCCAAGGTAGTGATACTTCTGTTTCCATTAACTACACTGCAAAAAATGCAGGAAACCACATCTTTAAACAGGCTGGCGGTACTAATTTTAGGGTTAACTACAGCGTAACGGCACCAATAAATTATTTAGCAGTAACTGGCTCATTGACTGGTAGCAGTCCTAGTTTATATAGTCAAGGCTCAGACACAGACATTGACCTAACCCTAACACCCAAAGGCGCAGGAACTGTTAAAACTTCAGGAACAGGTATTAGGCTTGTAGGCGCTTCTTCTGGTTATGTAGGCTTAAAAGGCGCTGCTGCTGCGGGTTCTACTACATATCAATTACCTGCTGCTGATGGCACAAGCGGGCAGGTTTTATCTACTAACGGTTCTGCAGTACTATCTTGGGCTACTGCCAGTGGTGGTGGAGGGGGAACGCCGGGAGGTTCAAGTGGGCAGCTTCAATATAATAACAGCAGCTCATTTGGCGGTGTAACAAACGTTACGGTTACTACAGGGCAGACGACTGCAAGAATAGACCCTAGAGTTTCCGTTGAATCAAACTCAGCAACCAGTGTCACGCCGGACATTAGTTTGTATGATATGTATGTGTGGACTGGGTTGTCTACCGCTGGAACTTTAACAATCAATATTCCGTCAGGAACCCCACTAAACGGCGATAAATTAATGTTTAGAATACAAGATGACGGCACGTCTGGTGCGGTTACTTTGTCTTGGGTTCAAAGCGGTACAGGGTGTTTTAGAACAATTAACGTCCCGCTCCCGACTACAACCGGCGGCGCTGCAAAAGTAGTTTATGTTGGGTGTATATATAACTCGTTTAGCGCAACTTGGGATGTGATTGCATCCGGAACGCAGTTTTAATATATGGCAAGTAGATACTGGGTTAGAAACGCTATTGGTAATTGGAGTAGTACGGCAAACTGGTCCGCTAGTTCAGCCGCGACTTCCGGAGGTGCATCTGTTCCGGGCACAGCAGATACAGCCTTTTTTTCAGCAAACTCGCAGTTGGGCAATTGCACGGTAGATTCAAATGTCACAGTACTTAGTGTGAACATGACGGGTTATAGCGGAGGGCTAACTTTTAATTCTGCTGGAAATACTATTACACTTACAAGTACGGGCACGATTTTTACGGGAAGCACAACCGCAACAATTTTCAGAAGTGGCGCGTCATTAACTGGGGACAATATTGTCACCTTTGGGTCAACTACAGCTACAAAAACAATAACTACTGGGGCCGTATCAGAAACTAACGCGCTTAATTTTAATATTAACACCACTTCAACGGGGCCATACGCACTTGGAACTTCTGTTTTTGGAAATTTTGTTCACACTGCCGCACCGATAACCACATCGGGAATAACCGTTTACGGTGATTTATACCTAAATAGTGTCTCTTCATTTACGGGGTCAATTACTATGGCCCCGGGATTGTCCGTGGCTGCAACAGCAATGGTGGCGGGAACTAAATACACAATCACAAGTGCGGGCACTACCAACTTTACTTCGTATGGCGCAACTTCAAACAAACCAAATACACTTTTTACGGCAACAGGGCCCGGCACTGGTACTGGCACGGTAACACCAACTAGATTTATATATACCTATTATACTTCTGTGCCACTTTATATTGGAAATGGAAGTAGTCAAGGTTCGGTTGCTTTAGCTGCTTCAATATCAAGCCTCACTGGAGTTACTATACAAAGTGGTTTTTTTAACAATAATGCGAACCGTATAGATTTACAGAACACGGGGCAATATTTTAATTATAATAACTCAAACACTAAAAACATAGTAATTAATGCAGTACCAAGTTCTCTTACGTATAGTCTCAGACTTAGTGCGGATAATAATTCTTTTAACGGTTCTAGCACAAACACAACATTAGATTTTTCTACAGCAATTTTAAGTTTTTCTATTAACAGTATTACTTATTCTACAAGCCAAACTTTTTCTTCCGGGATTAAAATAGGAACTGTTATACTAAACTTTTCGGGTTCTGTGGCAAGTACATTTGCATTTCTGGGTAATAATATAACAATTTATAACTTTGATATTAGCGGATATTATAATTTTTCAGCTAATAACATTGTGCAGTTTGATGCTGCATCAAATATATATATGGGCAATTTAAGAAGGTATTCCGGTAGTTATTACAGTATAACTACTAGAATTATTATTAAAAGTTCTATTGCGGGAAATCCATTTACACTGAATAAAATTGGCGGAGGGTGCGGCTATTTTGTTGGAACTGCTTTACAAGATTGTACAGGCTCTCCCTCAAATGCTTGGGTTGCAAACACGGGCGTGACAAACACTTATAATAACAACTATTTTGGAAACAACACAAACGTAAGCGGTAATTCTGGTATTGTGTTTAACCAATACCCCGCACTAGGTGGTTTCAACGAGTTTTTTTAACAGAGGAAATATAAACATGGCTTTAATCAAATCAATTGATACAGACTACGGAATAGCAGCGACCTATTGGAACATTGGCGCGGTCCAAGAAGATTTCAAAGGCAAAGGCACAGAAGTAACTTTTTACGGCTATGCCTCCAAGGAAGCCCGTGAAGCTGGCAAACAACCGCTATCCGCTGGTAAGGTACAGATCGCCGGTGATGAATACATTGCTGGTGCAGACCGTGCTGTTTTATACTCTATCATCAAACAAAAACCTGAGTTCGAAGGTGCAGAGGACGCATAACATTAATATGTATGGTATAATGAGAGCTCTTAACTTTAGGAGAGCACCTTGAAATATAGTATTGTAATACCAACGTATAACAACTGCGAGAAGTATTTAAAACCTTGTATTGATTCTATCATCAAATACACCGACATGAAAGATGTTGAGTTGGTGGTTGTGGCCAACGGTTGCACGGATAACACAAGCGCGTACCTTAATTATTTAAGTTCAACTGGTATTAATTTAGTGTGGCCTTGGTACGATGAGCCACTGGGTTTTTCTAAAGCTGTTAACAAAGGTATTAGTGCCACGTCAACCGGCAAGATTGTGTTGTTAAATAACGACACAATTTTACTGGACCAGAAAAAAAATACGTGGTTGGAGCGTTTGGACACCGGTGACATTTCGGCGGTGCTGACAAACTACTCAGACATTATACAGTCCAAATTTGGCGTATTCTTCTGCGTAATGATTCAAAAAAGAGTGCTTAACCAAATTGGGCTGCTGGACGAGCAGTTTGAGGTCGGTGGCTGCGAGGATATTGATTTTTGTTTTCGGGCCCTGCAAGAGGGGTTTAAACTCGTTGACGTGGGCCATTTAGGTGACTTCCCAATCTACCATGTGGCCGAGGGTACGGTACATGATGAAACGTTGGTAAAAGGCTGGAAGCATTTCTTTTCTGAAAATGAGCTAAGGTTGGCCAGAAAACACAACATGGACCACTATCGTTTCTTGTTGTCAAACAACTACGAGCGCGCGGTGTTTCTAAAAGGTGACCCAGTGTTCCCGCGCGAGACACAGCGCTACGAATGGGCCGCAAAGAATCTGGTTGGCGAGCAGGTGTTGGAGATTGGGTGCTCCACCGGCTACGGCTACCAGTTTTTGCCAGAGGGCACGACGTACATGGGGTTGGATTACGACGAACAGATTATTGGGATTGCGAAGGACCAACAGTGGTCTGACAACGCATCGTTTTACCACGCGGACATTAATACGTTTGAGCTGGGCCGGTACAACACCATTATTGCTTTTGAGGTAATTGAACACCTTGATAATGGTTTGGAGGTTGTTGAAAAGCTAAAGAAACACTGCAAGCGCTTAATGATCACGGTACCGTACAACGAGCCTAAAGGGTTTTGGGGCGAGCATCACAGGTTACACGGTTTAACAGAGAAAGATTTCCCAGGGTTTAATTTTGCCTACATTGACTTCAACGGCAACATTACGGACACAAAGAACGACGAGTCTGGTGACAACCCCGCCAACTTGATGATCTGTTGGTGCGACAATGAGTAAGGTTTTGTGCTCGGTGGCAACCCGAGGACGTTACCATACGACGTTGCCGTTGGTGTTAAACGCCATCATTAACCAGACCAAGGTTCCGGACAAGTTGATCATCTTTGATGACAACGACGAGTTCCAAGACATGCGAAAAGAGATGATTTATCAATACTTTTTTCAAATGCTGGATATCAAGAAGATTGCGTGGGAGTGGCGGATTGCAGAAAAAAGGGGGCAGCACTTTATTCATCAGCAGGCAAACACCGCTGGATTTGATTGGGTATGGCGTGTTGACGATGATGCAATCCCAGAGCCGAATGTGCTCGAAATTTTGCATTCATATACAAAACGGAACAATAAATTAGGTGCGGTCGGCGGGGCCATTTTGACCCCGCCCAATTTCCCTGATACTTCAAAGGTGACTGGCAGGATTGACGACATAAGTAAAGAGCCCAACTGTCAATGGAATATGGTTAGCGGGGTTAAGGTTGTTGAGCATTTGCATTGTTCTTTTTTGTATCGTGCGGGCGTATATGACTACAACTTGGGGCTGTCGCGCGTGGCGCACCGAGAAGAAACGTTGTTTACCTGGGGGCTGCACCAAAAGGGCTACCAGATTCTAGCGGTTCCAAACGCGGTGACTTGGCACATGAAGAACCCGCAGGGTGGCATTCGTAGTGAAACTAACATGGACATGTATAGACACGATGAGGAAATATTTAATAATTTCATCCGGTGCCGCGACAAAACTATTGTGGTTCTTAATTGTGGCCGTGGGGATCATATTGTATTTAAACGTGTTCTTCCGTTGATTAAAGACCCTATTGTGTTTTCTTGCTACCCAGACATTGTTCCCGGAATGGGGATTAAAGATGCAGTTAGCTATTTTGGGCATATTGACCAATGGAGCATCTATAAAAAAATGGGTCAATGGAATTGGACAGAGAGTTTGGAGAACGCTTTTAAAAAGTTGTACCTATGATAGTTATATCTCCTTATTCTCAAAAGTTAAGAACGGGTAAAGAAAACCCAAAAAATTACCCGTATTGGAAAGAGTTAATTGCGTTAATTGACGAGCCAATTGTTCAGGTTGGGGTTGACGGCGAAGATCAGCTTGTTGACGATTTTAGAAAAAATCTGTCAATGGACGAGTTGGCATCCGTCATTCGCGAATGCCGAATATGGATATCGTGCGATAGTTTCCTCCAGCATTTTGGCTGGGACTTAGGGAAAAAAGGTATCGTGTTGTGGGGCCCGTCTGATCCATTGGTATTCGGCCACCCTGAAAACGTTAACCTGTTGAAGGATCGTTCGTATTTAGTCAAAGATCAGTTTATTTGGTGGGAAGCCACGGAACACGAAAAAGAACGATTTGTGGAACCACAAGTTGTTTTGCAATATTTAAAGGAATAACAAAATGGCAGCTTCAGGCTATACAAAATTACAATTATATTATAGCTCGACGTCGGGAGTCGCGCCCACAGGTACCAACTTGATCGCCGGAGAGTTGGCGCTTAACACTTTTGATGGGAAGCTGTACTTTAAAAATACAAGTGGTGCGGTAACCTTGCTGGCCTCTGCAGCTGGGGCGGCTGCGGCCACTAATATTTTTGGTGGCGCGTCCGGCCAAATCCCGTTCCAAACGGCTGCAAGCACAACCAGCTTTATCACAGCCCCTGGAACCTCTGGCACGTATTTAAGCTGGAACGGATCCGGTTTTTATTGGTCTAATGGACTCGGATTGTCGGGAACCAGCGGATATTCAGGCTTCTCTGGATTTAACGGCGCCAGTGGTTTGTCGGGCTTTAGTGGCTATTCCGGCATTTCTGGTTATAGCGGCTACAGCGGATATTCTGGCAATAACGGAACTAGCGGTTTTTCTGGTTATAGTGGAATTTCTGGTTATAGCGGTTTTAGTGGAATCTCTGGCTTTAGTGGTATTTCTGGCTTCAGCGGCTTTTCTGGTTACAGCGGTTCCGGTACTTCGGGCTACAGCGGTGCAACCGGCACATCCGGTTTCAGTGGTTATTCGGGATTAAACGGCGCAACAGCAGCATCCGGATTTAGCGGTTACAGCGGCTATTCTGGATTCTTGGGTAACTCGGGATATTCAGGCTTTAGTGGCACTTCGGGCTACAGTGGTTCTGGCATTTCAGGCTACAGCGGATTCTCAGGCTATTCTGGCTTAGGGTTGTCTGGTTATAGCGGCGGTAGTGGTTACAGCGGTTTAAACGGCACTTCAGGCTATTCCGGCATTTCTGGCTACTCGGGGTACAGCGGCTCTGGCGTGTCCGGCTACAGCGGTTTTAGTGGCATCTCGGGCTATTCTGGCACGACACCAACCGCGGTGGCAAACTTGTCCGGCGGATCTGTTGGCGCGCTGCCCTACCAATCAGCTGTTGGCACAACATCATTTTTAACTAACCAAACCGGTAGGGTTTTAGTTGGTGGTGCGGCTACGCCCTCATATGCCTTGCAGTCGAGTTTATCGGTTGGTTCGGCAACAAACGTTTTGGGCGGCAACGCAAACCAAATTCCTTATCAATCTGCGACTGACACAACAGCGTTCATTACTGCACCGACAACGGGTTCTACATCAAATCCTGGTTTTGTGGCTTGGAACGGCACTGGGTTTGTTTGGTATCGTTGGTTGACTTTCTTAACATCCAGCAACATTAACGGCTCGTTAGGTTATACTGCGGCGGATGCGGCTGGTTCAAACGCTACGGGCACATGGTCAATTAGTATTACAGGTAACGCAGCAACAGCAAATTCGGTGGCCAACACTGGCGGCTGGAGCGTGACACCAAGCGGCACTAAATTGTATTTTTCTTACAATGGCGTAAACGTGGGTTCTTTGGATTCATCCGGAAACTTCATAGCTAAAGCTAACGTAACAGCTTACGGCACACCGTAAGGAAAAACTATGGCATTACCTACCGGTACCATATCACTGTCGGACGTTAACACCGAGTTGGGGTACAGCTCGACTGCACTAATTTCACTAAATGACGCCGCCGTGCGCGCGCTCGCCGGTGTGGCAAGCGGTGCTATCAGTATGAGTGATTTGCAAGGGAAGTCGGCCCAAACTCCTGCTATTGCTTTAGCGACTTATGGCAGTCCTAACATACTTGCGTATCCTTGGTCAAGTTCCACTGGTTTTGGCACAAAGTATGCTAATCCGGCCACGCTCCCAACGGGTAATGCAAATGGAATCGCGTTCAGTTCTGACGGAACGGCTATTGCTGTAGCTCACACAAGTACCCCATACGTAACCGCATATCCTTGGTCAAGTTCTACCGGTTTTGGCACAAAATATGCTAACCCATCTTCGCTTCCACCGGGTATTGGGCGCGCAGTTGCGTTTAGTGCTGACGGAACGGCTATTGCTGTAGCACATTTGACGTCCCCATACATAACTGCCTACCCTTGGTCTAGTTCCACTGGTTTTGGCACAAAGTATGCTGATCCGACTACACCCCCAACGGGTAATACAAATGGAATCGCGTTCAGTTCTGACGGAACGGCAATTGCTGTAGCGCAAACAAGTACCCCATACATAACTGCTTACCCTTGGTCAAGTTCTACCGGTTTTGGCACAAAATATACTAACCCATCCTCGCTTCCGCCTGCGACTGGAAATGGAATTACATTTAGTCCTGACGGAACGGCTATTGCTATAGTGTGCGCAACAACACCATATATAAATGTTTACCCTTGGTCAAGCGCCACTGGTTTTGGCACAAAGTATGCTAATCCGGCCACGCTTCCTTCAAACATTACAAATGGAGTTGCGTTTAACCCTAGCAGTACGACCCTTGCTGTGGCGTACATATCTTCACCCTATATATCTGCCTACCCTTGGTCAGGAGCGGGTTTTGGCACAAAGTATGCCAATCCAGCAACGCTTCCGCCAGCTTTTGGAAATGGCGTTTCATTTAGTGCTGACGGCAATGCCGTTGCTATAACGCACGCAACATCCCCATACGTAACCGCGTACCCTTGGGCAAACGCCACGGGTTATGGAACAAAGTATGCTAATCCGTCCACGCTTCCGACAGGCACGGCATATGGAGTTTCTTTTAAATCTTAAAGGAAAATCATGGAAAATCAAACACGCGAACAAATTTTGGCAGCATCTTTGGATGCCCGAGTGCAAGAGATAATGCTCTACCAAATTAATATTGACAACTACACGTCGGCGTTGGAGGTGATTGAAAGCCTTCCCGAACAAGATCGTGATGAATTAAAAGTATTTGCTAATCAACTTCAAAGCCTGTTGGCGTCCGAGATATTGGAACAGAAAAAAGCCAACATTATGTTAACGGTTGTTAAGAAACAACTTACAGCAGGATAATTGTTGATGTGGAACCGACCATTATTTTTGCGGCTTGCAAACTAGCGTATGAGGGAATTAAGACAGCCGTTGAAGTCTACAAAGATGTCAAGGCTACCGGCGGTGAAGTTGCAAATATTGCGGGCGAGGTTGGTGGGTTACTCTCGAAATTCTTTCACGGTCAAGATCAGCTAGAAGAAGAGCACAAAAAGAAGCAAGAAGAGACTAAAGAGTTAGCTAAGCAAGGCAAGGTTAAGAATGTAACGATACAAGCCATTGACAATGTGATGCATGTCAGGCAAGTAAGACAGTATTACAAAGACTTGGAACACATGGTTCGCTATGAGTTGGGTATGCCTGACTTATGGGCCGAAATAAAAGAAGAGCGCGACCGACTCATTAAGGAATCACGAGAGCTTGAATTGCTACATAAACAAGCCATCGAGCAGGCAGAGGCAAAACGCCAAGAAAGAATAAGAAGAATAAAAGAAAAAATACATATTTATATAGCAAGTCTAATTGCAGTCGTTTATGTATACATTTCTTTGTGGTTATTGACTCAATTAATAGAATACGACAAACAATGGCGATGGGGATAATATTTTATGAAGTCGGATTAATCATAGCCGTCACAATTTTAGCGGTTGTGATCAGCGTTGGGGCCGCGTGGTTTGTTAAAGAACACGACAAACGAGCGGAATATTACAAGAAGCAAGCGGAAATTTGTTGGAGACAAAATAAATGAATGATTGGTTAAAACAAATAGCGCCGACCATAGCCACGGCGTTGGGGGGCCCTTTAGCTGGACTGGCTGTAGACGCGGTGTCTAAGGCAATCGGCGTCGACCCCAAGGATGTGCAAAGCACCATCTCTGAGGGCAAACTATCAGCGGATCAAATTGCTGCGGTTAAACAAGCTGAGATAGCCATGGCTGCCCGCGCGCAAGAGTTAGGCTTGGACTTTGAGAAGATTGCCGTAGACGACCGCAAATCAGCCAGAGACCTGCAGGCTAAGACCCAAAGCTGGATCCCCGGCGCGTTAGCAATTCTTGTAACAACCGGCTTCTTTGGGATTCTTATCGGTTTGATGATGGGCAACTTGCACACATCCGAAGCCCTTATGTTAATGCTCGGAAGTCTTGGAACAGCCTGGACTGGCATTGTGGCTTTTTACTTTGGTTCCTCCGCCGGTAGCCAGAAAAAAGACGAACTTCTCCACCAATCGACACCAACAAAATGAACCTCTCAGAACACTTTACGCTAGAAGAAGCCACATATAGCGAGACGGCTATACGGATGCACATCAATAACCAGCCCGACGATCGCCAACTGGCAAACATGAAGTCTGCTGCACAACAATTGGAGGCAGTTCGTAATGTCACTGGCCCTATTCGTGTTAATTCTTGGCTACGCCAGCCCGATGTTAATGTGGCCGTTGGTGGTTCTAAGGTGTCGAGTCATATGGACGGGTGGGCTATTGACTGCTCTTCTTCTGCTCACACTCCTTACGAACTATGTCAAATTGTTTTAAAAGCTGGTATTAAATTTGACCAGATGATCCATGAATACGGCCACTGGATGCATATATCCTTTGCGCCAGAAATGCGCCAGCAAGAGCTAACCATTTTCAAGCCAGAGGGTAAGTACAAACCCGGCATTTTAACCGAATCCGAATATCACTCTAAGGCTTAATCATGGATTTACAAACATTAATAAACACTGTGCTACCATTAATCTGTGTGGCGATTGGCTGGTTTTGCAAAGAGCTTTGGACCGCGGTTATGAATTTAAAAGAAGATTTGGCACAGCTTCGCGCGCACATATCTGACAACTATTTGCGCAAAGACGATTTTTCCTCACGCTGGGAAGAGGTCCTAAAAGCTGTTCATCGGATTGAAGACAAGCTAGATCAATTGCGAGATTCAAGGGCCTAAATGGCCTTTTTTATGCATTAATAAATATAGGGATTGATCACCCTTTTTAACATTTACCTTAAGGAAATACCATGGACGGATTTAAGACACTACCTAAAATGCAGCACTTCAAAGAAGGCGGCGCAGCTTATTGTGGCGGCGGCAGCATGAAGATGAAGACTGGCGGCAAAGCTGACAAAGATGACATGAAGCAAGACAAGGCCATGATCAAAAAGGCTTTCAAGCAGCATGACGAGGCTGAGCACGACAAAGAGCCAACAGAAATCAAACTGCGCGCTGGCGGTCGTTCCAAGAAAGAAGCTGGCACTGTGCGTAAGTTCAAAGTTGGCGGCATGGTAGATAACGACTACGGAGCCAAAAAGTCATCTGGCGACCTGGACAACATTAAAAAGACAAAAGACATAAAGCCCGGCAAAGCCAAAGCGGAGTCTGCTGCTATGAAGCGCCCAGCTTTGCGCGGTTCTGACGTTGAGAAAGAAAAGAGCAAACCAGCTGGCGAGAAGGACATGATCAAAAAAGTGCCCCCAACTGGCGACAAAAAGGCGGATGCTGAATCCGCTGGAGAAAAGCGTCCCAGTTTCCGCGGTTCTGATGTTGAGAAAGAAAAAAGCAAACCATCTGGCGCTAAAAAGATGAACACTGGCGGGACAGCTTGCTAACATGCCTTACAAGTCTAAAGACCAACAGGCGGCTATGTACGCCGCCGCTGCCGGCAAAAGCAACATTGGTATCCCCAAGAAGGTGGGTAAAGAGTTTGTGAAAGCCGGCCCAGCAAAAGAAAAACTTCCCCAAAAAGTAACGAAGCGGTCATCCGGTCGCGGAAGGTAATATGGCTTATTCAAACACGACTGGGCAAACGACAATTAACGTCGACCAGTTAATTTCATTTGCATTTCGTGATGCGGGTAAGACTGCAGAAGAGATGACGCCTGAGTTGGTCGGTGCGGCTAAGCAGGCGTTATTTTATAACTTGCAAAATTTGTCTAACCTTGGTGTAAACCTTTGGTTATTGGAAAACCAATTGTACGGTGCTTTAACACAGCAACAGCAATTGGTTTTACCTAAAACGACAATTGACGTGCGCGAAGCTAACTGGGTGTACGTACAAAATTTACAGGCGTCTGTTTATTTGCCAACAGACAACTCAACTGCACCAGCTGCGTTTGATTTAAACTCTACGTTGGCATCTTACGCAACATCGACCATAGCCAAAAATTATATTGGTTTAGGCTACCAACAAGCACAAAGTGTATATTATGTTGGCTGGAACTGTTATGCACCAAATGGCGGAACACAGACATATAACCTGGTGTACGAGTATAGCAACGACGGTATTAACTGGACTGTTAAGCAAACGTTTCCGGCTATTACCATGGTTGACAAACAGTGGCAGTATTACAACATCTCTATCACTGAACCGCATTTGTTTTACCGTTTGCGCGAAACAGTAGCAACAACATTCTCGGTACGTCAGATAGTATTCTCTACCAGCCAACAGGTAATTCCCTTAGCGCGTTTAAACCGAGACGACTATTGGAACCTGCCAAACAAACAGTTCCCGTCGGTGCGATCATTGCAGTATTGGTTTGACCGCCAAATTCAACCGTCGATGTATTTATGGCCAGTGCCAAATAACAACTACCAAATGTTCCAGCTTATTGTTGAAAAACAAATGCAAGACGTTGGGTCCTTGACAAACCAAATCTACGTGCCTGATCGCTGGATTAACTGTGTACAAAAGCAGCTGTCGCATTCTATGTCAATGCAGTTACCTGGCGTAGAGATGGCGCGCATTAACTATCTGGATGCACAGGCCCAAAAAGCATTCTTGCAAGCCAGCGAAGAGGATCGTGACAAGTCTCCGATCTATTTCCAACCTAACTTTAGCTACTACACAAGATGAGCGCCATAATGACCTATGATTCGCTCGTAGCGAATATTATTGACTATATGGAACGCGACGACGCAGATTTCGTTGCGGCTATTCCCGGCATGATTGCGCTGGCTGAGTCTTCAATCGCTGCTGAATTGCGGTCTTACATCCAGCTCATCGTTGTTGAAACAAATCTGGCACAAAACCAAGTTACATTGACCAAGCCCGCGCGCTGGCGTAAAACCGTCAGCATGAAGGTAAATGGCCAGCCCATGTTGTTGCGCAGCCAAGATTATCTGGCGCAATATCAAGCGGAATCCACAAACGGAATGCCTAAGTATTATGCGGAATATGATTTTTCTAACTGGGCGTTTGCTCCAAAACCGGATGCATCGTACCCAGTGGAAATTATCTATTACGCTGAAATTCAACCATTGGATAGCGTCAATCAACAAAACCTGTGGACCTCTGTGGCACCGCAGGCCATGTTGTTTGGGTCCTTGCTGCAAGCTCAGGGCTATTTAAAGGCGCTCGATAAGCTGCCGGTATGGAAAGCATACTACACCGACGCAATTGCTGCGCTTAAGAAAGAAGACGATCTGCGCCGCGTTGACCGTAACACATCAGTACAGGAACCATAATAAATGGCTACAACACCTACATACACCTCGCCGTTTACCGGCACCGTTGTCACCCCCACAGACGTATCGTATGAGGCGCTAAATTTTAGCTCTAATGTTACGTTGTATTGGCCCACTACTGTTAACTCAACACAGACAGTAGCTGCCCGTATTATCGACTGCGTTGCAAGCGCAGGCGGACTTGCTATTGCACTGCCTGACGCGTCACAAGGCGCGCTGGGCACAGACATTTTGTTCCGTAACTTGGGCGCGTTCCCAATCAACATTACCAACAACACCGGCGGCGCTTCTGTAACGCTGGCTGTTGGTTCTGCAAGATACTTCTATTTAACTGACAACACTTCGCAGGCCGGCACGTGGAATAACGTGGCGTTTGGTGTTGGCACATCTGTAGCCGATGCCGCTTCATTAGCTGGTTTGGGTTTGACAACATATAACGGCAAACTTGCAACCGGCCAAAACGTTATTGATACAGCTGTTGTACCAACAATAACTCAAAATAACTCAGGGACAACGTATAACTGGACTGGTGGATCCGCAACTATTCCACTGCCAAACGTACAAAATTTAAACCCCGGCTGGTACATTGCGTTTAGAAACAGCAGCACTGGGACATTGACTTTCAGTACAGTCGCTGGTACTGGGCAAAAAATTAACAACGCGTTGAGTATTGCCACGAACCCAAGCGACTCCGGGTTTATTATGTTTGACCCGACTAGCAATGGTTTTATTACCGTTGGATGGTCTATCCCAACTGCGGTAACGTTTAACTCGGCATCATACGACGTTGATACGATTATTGGCAACACTTTGAATTTGACGTCTTACGCGCCAATTATTCAAACGTATATTGCACAATCCGGCACACGAACACAGACCTTGGCGGTGACATTGCCTGCGATTACGCAGCTGTATATCCTTGTTAACAACACCAACCAGATAAGCTACAACATCACGTTTAAGTGTCAGGGCAGCGCAGCAGCGCCCTTGGTTTTAACAGCCGGCTCGGTGCTTACTGTCCTTAGTGATGGCACCAACCTGTACTCATTGGTTACGGCTTCAACGGGTATTAACTACGTTTCTAACGGAACGTCAGGCGTCCCGTCGTATTCATTCAGCAACGACGTGACAACTGGTTTGTACTTGCGTGATACTGCTCGACTTGGTATTACTACCGGCGGTGTTGAATTAATTGACGTCAATAACAATAATCCCGCGGCACCGGTCGTAACGGTTGCTGCAACGTTGAACGCTACATTGATTTCTGGCGGAACATTCTAATGGCTGATAACGCTGATTTAGCTCAATATAACGCGCTTTATACCCTCAACGTTAAGCCGGGTATTAAGCGCGATGGTACTGTTTTTGAAGCTGAAGAATTTACAGACGGCGTGTGGTGCCGTTTTCAGCGTGAGCGCGCCCGTAAAATGGGTGGTTATAAATCAGTATTTACCAGCTTGGTCGGCATTTACCGCGGCATGGTTATTCAACCGTATAATGGCGTTAACTATATTTTTGCTGGCAACTTTAATGAGCTGGACATTTTTACTACCAACACTAATTACGCCACTGGTAGCGGACCTTATAAAGCTAATATTTTACCCGGGCAGGTTGAATTAAAAGTTGTAAACCCATTAACTAGCAGCATTGACATTCAAGGTACTTCTGGCGTTTCTGGCGCGGTTCAATATTTCCCCGTCGGCACAAAAGTAATTTTTTCACAATCCGGTACACCCGCAACTTACACAACTACAAGCGTTAGTTATGTGGCGCCGTATGTGCGATTGGGATTCAGCGGCACTATCCCCGCATCACCAACGCAGGCGTGGATTGCCAACGGCGCGGTATTTACCCCTGATCCTGTTGCGGGACCCTACCGCTTAGATTGGCAATTTGATGCGGCATTTAGCCCCTCTGGTGGCCAGCTTCAGGTCTTGGCGCACCCGGGCTACAACTTAGTTAACATTGACAACGGTGTTCCGTCGCAGGTGCTGGTGGGTAATATTACACCGGCTTCGGGAAATACTTGGGATTTTTATGGTTTGTCAGACAGTCAGGGTGCGAACCCAACGTACAAACCTATCTCCGTTGATGGTGGTGTTTGTGTGTTGTACCCGTTCATTTTTGTGTACGGCTCATACGGTTACATTGCCAACAATAACGTAAGCACTCAAACAAGTGCAGCCGAATATAATAAACAATCTTTGTACGATTGGAACGGACCATACGCTAACCAAGTTAACGTTTCTGCTTCAAAAATTGTTAAGGGCGCAACTGTTCGCGGAGGTACAAACGCACCTTCCGGATTGTTTTGGTCGACTGATAGTTTAATTCGTGTTTCGTTTACTGCGGCCAACGCGCCACTGTATTGGAACTACGATATTGTTTCCAGCCAAATCTCTGTTATGTCATCCGCGGGTATTGTTGAACTGGATGGCATATACTTTTGGATGGGCGTAGATAGGTTTTATCTGTATAACGGGTCGGTTAAGGTATTGCCTAACGATAAGAACGTAAACTACCTGTTTGATAACATCAATTTTTCGCAACGTCAAAAAGTATGGGCAACTAAGATCCCGCGCTTCAACGAGGTTTGGTTTTTTTATCCCCGTGGTGAGGCAACGGAATGCACCGATGCCATCATTTACAACACCAAAGATCAAATTTGGTACGACGCTGGCCAAGCTCCCGGAGCTCAACGCTCATGCGGCTACACAACTGAACTATTGCCAACACCTATTTGGTGTGATTGGAACTACGAGCCGATTTACTACACACCGCAATTAACAATTGCCACACCGACAGGGCAGTCTGCACCAGCGGCAAACCAATTTTATTTAGCTGGTAACCAGACGTCAACGTTTAGCCCCGGAGATTCTGTTGCGTTTTTACAGGACCCAGCTGCTCCAACCTATGTAATTACCAACAGCGTTAATATTGTTAATACAACAATTGGAGCGCCCGGTGTTACCAAGGTAACTTGCGCAACAAATTTTAGCCCAGCAATTACCACAGGGCAGGACGTGTTTGCTGTTACCGGCGGATATAACCTTTGGCAGCATGAATTTGGCGTAGATCGCGTAGGTTTAAACGGTTCTACGGCCATTTATTCGCGCGTCACAACCAGCGATATTAGCTGGGTCGGCGGTACGCCAAGCGGGGACAACGCACAGGGCGTTAACCGCCGCATGCATTTACGCCGTTTTGAACCCAACTTTGTTCAAACTGGAACAATTGCCATGAGCGTTTTGGGGCGTAGGTTTGCGGATGACGACATAAATACGCAGGTGTCAGGCCCTTATTATTTTAATGCCGACGCCGGTAAGATTGACTTGCGTGTCGAGTATCGTTTGATGCGGTTGAAGTTTGAGTCAAACGAGCTTGGCGGCAGCTTTGAGATGGGTCGAAACATCATTACTTGCGAATACGGTGATGAGCGCCCATGACGAATAAGATTGTCCAGTCGTTCCCGTTTAGCACCGCCTATTGCGGTTTTGAGGAATGGGTTGGCAACTTCATCCAATGGTACGGCCAAGAACCAATTGGGCAGGGCCACGAGCTGGAATGGAAAGAGATTGCCAACCAGATTGTGAGCGCGCCGTCTTTTGCAGCCTATGGCCTGCAATCACCTGAAATGTTTGAGACTTGGCAAGAGTGGGCCGAAGACGTTTCCTTAGCAATTAACGGGCCAACTCACTGATTTTTTTGCATTAATATACGTAGAATATATGCCAATAAACAAATCCCAAGCACAAAATAACGCGACAATGTCTACGCAAGACATTGTCAAGAATTGTGACGAGATTAAGGATTCAGGTCAGGATTGGAGACAAGCGTATGCCGCGTTGCATTCCATGTTGGAATCAAACCAGTACCGCATAATGCGGGCCGGCAACACGTTATTTTTAATAAAACTTTTGGAACAAGGCACTGCACAGATGTTTGTGTTTAACGCCGATAGTCCTAAAAACTTTTTGAAAAATACTAAAGAGTTTTTTAAGGCCATGAAGGCTGCAAAGTTCCACACAGTTTTTGGGATAACAGAAAATCCCCAAATTATAAAAATGTTGCAGCACACGGGTTATGAAGTTGATGTAGAAAACGTTGGAAACGACGATAAGGGCCAACCTTTATACAAGGGAACGGTCCATGTGTAATCCGTTACAAGAACTTGAGAATACCGTTAACGGTTTTGGTGGAATAATCTTGGGGCTTCCCGGTTCTACTAAAAAAATACTTAATGGTGTTGGGAGCGCATTTAACGCTGTAAATAAAACAGTGGACGCAATACTTCGCAACCCGCTGCCAACTATTGAAACGGTAGCATTAACATCTTTAGGTGTTCCGCCAATAATTGCTAACGCAGCAGTGGCGGCGGCAAACGGCGGCAACATCAATCAAATAGCTTTATCTGCGCTTACGGCTTATGCAGGTAGCAAAATAGGTAGCTACGCAGCCGGCGCAGTTGGAACTGAAAGTGCGTTGATTAAGCAAATTGTTGGCAGCTCATCTGGCATGGCTGCTGTTGCTGTGTTAAAAGGGCAAAATCTTCAGCAGGTATTAACCGCTGGTGCAACTGGTGCGATTAACGCAACTATATCAAATCAACTTGCACAACAAGGTTTTACAAAAGTAGATAACCAAATCCTTTCAAACGCCTCAACGGCAGCAATTAAAGCTGTACTTGGCGGTAAAGACATAGGCGCTGCTATTGGTGCATCGGTTGCATCTACAGCTATCCAAGCTGCGTTGTCTGGAAAAATAGACCAGATAAATAAAAACAATGAGATGGGTAAAGGTTTAGTTAGTCAATATACTAAACTTAGTTCTCAAGCCAGCGATTGGTTCAATAAGAATCTTGCGCCAACTCAAGACAAAGAAAACCAACTTTATAATTCTTTACAAACTGACCAAAACCAATATAATAAATCAAAGATGGAATATGATAGTGCCGTTAATAGGTACAATTATTATTCAAAGTTTTCGGGGGATTATTACGTAAATACGGCTGCAAAAGAAGTTGAACTTGCCAATTCACTTGTAGACAAAATGAATTTGCTAGGCGCAGATATGTCTACAAAATCTGAAGAGTTTTCCAACGTACATGCCGAAGCTGAAAAAGATAGACAGTATTACAAATCTACGTATGAAAATCCATTAACTTCTATAACCAATAAAGTAGAAGAAATAAATAGGGCAAACGATTACGAGTCAAAAAATGTTGGCTATTTAGTTGCTAGGTACGAAGATCAAATTACTAAAGACCAAACCAACATAGTTTCAGCTATTGCCAAAGACGCAGTAAAAGAAGCTCAAGATTTGTTGCAAAAACAAGCTGAGCCTACACCTGCACCTGCACCTGCACCTGCACCTGCACCAACACCTGCACCAGAACCAACACCTGCACCTGCACCTGCACCTGCACCAGAACCAACACCTGCACCTGCACCTGTTGCACCAGAACCCACACCAGTAGCACCAGAACCCGCACCAGTTGTCCCGCAGCCCGCGCCTACGCCATCCGTTCCGCAATTTACGCAACCTGATTCCGAGCTTGTTGGCGCTGAGGCGCAGGACGATGGAACGACTGTTGAAAAATTTGCCGATGGAACAACGCAAGTTGTTGACTCATTGTCTGGTAAAATTTTAAGTCAAACAGCACCAGCACCGGTGCCTGAACCAGAAGCACCGACTGGTGGATTGGATGTGGTAGCACCAACACCAGCATCCGAACCAGTACCTGAATTAAAAGCGCCAACTCGTGGATTAGATGTAGTAGCGCCCCCAACACGAGAACCGGTGCCTGAACCAGAAGCGCCAATGGGTGGATTGGATGTGGTAGCACCCCCAGCACCCGAACCAGAACCAGTGCCTGAACCCGAAGCACCAATGGGTGGGTTGGATGTGGTAGCACCTCCAACACCAGAACCGGTGCCTGAACTAAAAGCGCCGACCGGTGGGTTGGATGCAGTTGACCCAATTGTGAATCAAGAGGCTCCTGTTGAAACTGCACCTCCAAGCACTTTGGACACTGTGGTACAGACCAATCAAGACGCGCTAAATACAGCAATCACTTCTAATAACCCCGATTTAGTGGACGCTGTAGTTAACGGCAACGAAGATGTTATTACTGCTTTGGCAAACGGCGATGTTGACGCAGCTACTAATTTAATTGGCGGCGCAGACACCAGCGTGCCTGATATGCCTGATGTTCAACAACCTGAAGAAGAGCAGCCACCTGAAGAAGAGCTGGATACTAACGTCCCCGGTTTGCCATCTATTGATCAGACCGTTGAAGAAGAGCAGCCACCTGAAGAAGAGCAGCCACCTGAAGAAGAGCAGCCACCTGAAGAAGAGCAGCCACCTGAAGAAGAGCAGCCACCTGAAGAAGAGCAGCCAGACGATGGCTTTGGCCCTATAAGAATTCCAAGTGGCACGGGCTCAATATCAACGCCAAAACCACCATCAAGACCCACGTCGGCACCAACAATAGCACCAGCACCGGCACCAACAATAGCACCAGCACCGGCAGGAACAAACACTATGAGCACAACTGGAACCAGCGGGTACCAAGACCCCAAATTAGATTTTACGCCGCATCTTGTAAAGGGCAGCGCAATCAATTTAGTTGGACAACCAACGTTTCGGGAAATATACACCCCGCAACAACAAGCGCAAGCCCCGTCGCCTTACACAGACGGCATGATGGGTTACGCGGAAGGCTCGTCTGTCAGCATGCAGCCCCAATTTACCCGCGGGCGCGCTCAATTTTTGCAATCAATGTTGCACCCAATGGCTCGGCCACAAGTCGGGCCACAGCGTTTTGAAAGCCACAGCGAAGGCCACGAAGTTGGTGAACACCAGCCAGAGTTTTATAGCGAAGGTGGTTTAAAATCAATCGAGAACAGATACGTTACGGGCGACGGCGACGGCACCTCCGACTCGATTCCAGCTATGTTGGCCAACGGTGAGTTTGTTATTCCCGCTGACGTTGTGGCAAGTTTAGGCAACGGATCAAATGAATTCGGTGCCTCCGTGTTGGATCAGTTTATGAAAGCTATTCGCGAGCATAAACGCGACGCACACCCCGATCATTTACCGCCTGATTCAAAAGGGCCGTTAGCTTATCTGCAAGAAGCACAAAAGAAAGTTGCATAAATATGTCCGCTTTATCTAGTTTAACACAAACATCCGGATCATCGGTCACGTCGCTGCCCGATTGGTATAACACCGCGCAACAAAACCTGGTAACCGGCGCAACAAACGCAGCTGCAGCAGCGCCGCAGTTGGGGCAGACTGTTGCACAGGGTGCGATCAAAACATTATCTGGCCCCAATAACCCGTTTACAACTGCGACAAATACACTGGGAAACATTGCGGCAGGTGCAGCTAATCCATGGATTACTGATCCAAACACTGGCGCAGTAACACCAAATACAAACACCGCACTTGGTGGTTTGTTTCAAGCTCAAAGAAACCAACTGCAAGGCGAGATGCCTTACATTGCAGCAGGTGCTGCTGCACCTTCAATTGGCAGCGGAAACTTTGGTAGTTTGCGTGGTCAGGTAGCAACTAATGTTGCTATGGGTGACGCCATGAACAAACTGTTTAGCAACCAACAGCAAGCCGCGCTGCAAAACCAACAGACGGGCGCGCAGGCTGCGACAAACATGGGCAATGTGGCGCAGCAAGGCATTACTAACGCCATGAACGTTGGCAAAGAGCAGATGGTCGCACCGTTCACAACACTTGCCAACCAAGGCAACATCTTGGCCAGCGTCAACGCACCATCGACTGTCAGCACAACACAAACACCTTCTACTTTGCAAGCTATCACTGGCTTGGGTAGTGCTGTTAGCGGCGGCTTAAACGCTTTGTACGCTAAGGGCACCCCCGGAACTTCAGGTTACGTTCCCGGAGTATTAGACAACCTTGGTAAAGCGGGTACGGATATTAAAAATTGGTGGAACAACACCGACTCATCAACTGGTAAGCCTTATATTGACACGGGTTCATCAGTCCCTGTTTCGGGTGCTGATGCATCTTCGTCCGGTGGTACAATGGATCAAGAAACAGCCGACGCAATGGGCTATGTGCAGAACCCGTATGGTGAAGGTTATGTAGACCCCGATACGTTGGAATACGGACCCTAATAAGGATAAACATGGCTAAAGACACATCTGGCGGTTTGTCCGCAATATCAGAAGACAATACTGAAACGCCATCAACTGGCGGCTTACAAGGCACAAGCACAATTAACGTTGGCGGTCAAAAGATTTCCACAAAAGGTGCGCTTCAAGGCCAAGCGTTGTTAGACGCCATGCAAGAAGAATACTCACGTCGTGTGCCTGACAGTAACCTTGGACGTTTTAACACATTCCTTGAAGGCATGAAGGACGCTGTAGCAATTACGTCACGCGATCCGGGCTCTGCTATGGCTGCTCGTGATCAAGAGAAGCGTTTGCGTGATGAAAGCCTGTTCCAAATGCGCGCCAACATGGCCACATTGCGTGGTCAGATGGCTCAGCAAGCCTCAACAAGTGCCATGATGAACGGCACACCCCAAGGCGGTGCACAAGGCGCAACACAAGCTGGCGCACCTCAAGGCGGTGGCTCACCAGTGCAGCAAATGATTAACAGCCTGCCCCCTTCGTTGCAGGGCCAAGGTCGTCGATTGGCGGCTGAGGGACAATTTGATGCTCTTGCCAAGATGGTGCAAGACTTTGAGGTTAAGAAGCCAGAGCTCCAGAAAAACATGGAGTTTATTAACGCTATGCCTGAAGGTCCTGAAAAAGAACGCATGCGCCGTCAAGTGCAAGATAAAACCTTCGGCGTGTATGAAGATATTCTTCCTTCTGGTGAAACTCGTAGGTATACGCTGGGCAATGCAAATGTCCAAACACCTAATGTCGCTGATACGACTACTCCTGGCGCAACACAAATGCCTGCTATACCAGCACAAATGCCTGCTATACCAGCACAAGCGCCGGCACAAGTGTCTCCTCCGGCACCAACGCCTAGCGCAGCTAAACCTGCTATGCCAGCACAAGCGCCTGCTAAACCTATTAGTAGTCCTGATATTAGGCCACAACTTAGCCCATTTACAAGCCAAACACCAAACCCAGCACTTGCAAAGCAAAGCATGGAATTTGTAAAACGAGTTGAAGACCTCGGTGCTCCCTCATTTACACCTAAGCCTGCTGTTCCAGGTAAGTCTGATGATACGGGTTTGCCAAACACATTTACCCCAGGAACTCAACAGTACGTTACACAACGCGCTAAGAACGCCGAAACAGCAACTGAGTTGCAAAAGGCACAAGCACAATCCAATATCAACATTGGTGAGCACGGTGCTAAATCTGCTATTGATGTTGCCGCTGAAACCGGTAAGGCATCTAATAAAATTTATGGTGAAGAATACGCTAAAATCCCGGAACAAAAAGAAAAGGCTTCTAACACAATTGCAGCAGCTGATCGTGTTATTGCAATGGCCAACGACCCGGTTTACCGTAAGTTGATGGGATATTTCAACGGCGGCAACAAAGCAGCTTCCGCTCTTGTTGGTGTCTTGAACAACGTGCCAGGTCACTTGTTTGACAAAGATCGCATGGAAACCGCAATGGCGTCTTTGGGCTTCACCGAAGCCGAACGTACAGCGTTTAACCAACTTAAAACAGACGCAGCATCGTTGGGTATCCAATACACCGCTGACATGTTCCACGGCGCTCGCCTTGGAATTGGCTTAGAAAAACTGGGCGCAACTGGTAAGGGCGTGAGCTCAGACTTTACACCTGCAACAAACAAACTGTTTGCTCAAGTCACTAAGAACAACGCAGAATTTGTGTTGGACGGCCACCGCACATTCCGTGACCAATGGGCACCTGCGCATCCCGGCAAAAACTGGGGCGATTTTATTCAATCTCGCGAATATGACAACATGATTGATCAGCATTTAGCGGCGCAACGTGCTCTGACAAAAGGCACACCAATTGAAATTAAAAAGTTATCTGTCGATGAGGCTAAAAAAGCTGGATCCGGTTCCGGCTCTTCGGGCAGCATTTTAAACAAATACAAAATCAAAGGTTAATCATGGGTGACGAACACATTGACATTGATGCTGCTTTAAAAGATCACCCCGCAGATGTAGTTGCCGCTGAGCTGGCAAAACTCCACGGTGTGGATCGTGACGCGTATTTAAAAGATGGTGTCACTGACGACCAATTTTTAAATGAAATGCGTGGACAGGCACTGCCCAAAACAGAAGCGCCCGCCCCCACACAAGAGTCAACTCTTTCTGAACCCAACAACGCTACTAACGTTGTGTATGGCACAATTGCCGCGGCAGCTCCCGCTGCTGCTGGTTATGCTGCTAACAAGCTCAAGGGCGTAGCATTATCTGTTGCTGGGAGTAAGGGTGTTCCTTCAATGGATACCACAACACCTTCAAAAACTTTTGCATCTCCCAGTCAGGTCAGCGCGCGCGTAACGCAAGCGGGCCAACCACCACGCCCAAGTGGCCCAACCGATGTGGTTAATTGGGCGTCGGGTAAAGACGAGCGTACCGGCCAATATGGCCGCGGTTACCTGGGCGGTACAAGTCTTGAGCACGAAGCTGCGTTGCACAAACAAGCCGACGCGTTGGAAGCAAAAAGCCCCGGCTACAAAATTAAACCAGGGACATCTAATTTTCTAATTCCAGAGGCTGAGTACAACAAACTGGTTAGTGAAGCCAAAACAGCTGAAACCTCCGCTAAAGAGGCATTAAGTAACAAAGCTAAGATGGCCGCGGAGCTGCGTGCTAATCGTTTGGCTCAAATTAATTCAACCAACGTACCAGCTAAAATCGCTAATAATATTAGTAGCGCCCCTGTAGCTAAACGCTTTATGACTGGCTATAACGTTGGCGATTTGTTGCAAGCACAAAACCCATTTGAGGCAACTGTTTCGGCCGCTGGTGCTGCAGCTCCTTATGGTGCGGGAATGGTTGAAAAATTCATACCGCAAAAATACAAAGGACTTGCAAAACTGTTAGGCCCTGTAGTTAGCACTGCAGCACCTGCAATTAATTACCTTGAGCGCAAGTTGATTTCCCCATCTCAGCAACAAGATGAAAGCAATATAAACCACGCAGCCGGTGGATCTATACAAGGCTATGCTGGTGGAAAAGCCGTCAAAGGTGCGCTGGATTTTTTGTTCAAACCCCGGCCAACACAAATCGTAAGAGCAAGCGAAGCGTTGGCACCACACGAAGGAAAGTATCTAGGTCTAACACAGACAGATAATTTTGGTGTGCATGGGGATCGTATGGGTGGCAATCAATTTCCTAACTTCCAAAATATAAAGCCATTGCATCAACAGCACGGCGTTGTGTGGATGAACGACGCTGAGAAGCATGCACAAGACATGGTCAAGCGTAGTAATGACAACACGGTTTGGTCAACATACATTGGCGCACCGGATCAATTGAAATCCAACAAAACGGTTTTCAATGACATTTTGCAACAACATTACAAAAGAGATTTGACACCAGAGCAGATTGATTTAATTAACAAGCGCATTGAAACCTTGCGCCCTGCTCCTGGTAAACCTCTTGTCTTCCCACAGAAGTTTGACATCCAAGACAAGTTTGCCGCACAAGAATTGGGTGGTGATACATTTGCACGCCGTGCTGCGTTGGCTGATATGCTTGGTATGGGTAAAGGTGTTGGCTCAACCAAGAGCGGCATCGCTATGCCAGACTACGAAAACATCTTGCGATCACACCGTGATCCGATAACAGAGGGTGTTCCAACAAGTTCTGTTGGCTCTCGTTTGTTTACAGTCGACCCAACTAGGAATGCACAGTTTACACAAGACTTCCATCCCGATTACAACTACGCTGTGTTTGGTAAAGACCAAGGCGTGCAGTTTAATCCTGTGCCACAAAACTTAGCTGTACCTGATTGGTATAACGAGATCAACGCGCGCGCACCAGGTAAGACACATGGTAACGCATGGTTCTCATACATGAACAACCCCCAGCGAATCACTGAGGAGTATTTGACTAACCTGCAAAAAGCTGGTCACGCCGAAGGTGGTGAAGTGCAGGGTTACGCTGGCGGAAAGGCTGTGACTGGTGCGTTGGAGTACATCGGAAAAAAGATATTGCCCGCGGCTGAGCGGGAGGCCAACAAGGCCAAGTATTTAGAAAACAGTGTTGTTAAAACGCCGATGTACCACGGCACATCCAGCGACATAACAGAATTCAAGCCAAGAACCGCTAACACTATTTTTGTTACGTCTAACCCACGATTCGCTCAAACGTTCGGTGACGCTCACCAGCAACGGTTAGTGAAAAATGTAAAAGACAGAATGCCCGATAAAGAGTTTCTGGACATTATGCGTGGCGGCGGTTACGACAACTTAGATACCGTTGTTAATTTGGGACTGCCTGCACGTCAAAACATTATGCCTGTGCATGTGAATGCAACAAACCCTTTCGACTACGAGAACCCACAGCATGTTGAATCATTGTTTAACGAACTCAGCAAAGCCGATGGCGCACCATCTACTCATTCTTTAAGTCACGGTGCTTGGAATTTACTCGAGCTCCCACACGTACAAGCTGGCATTAAAAACCTTGGCCATGATTCGTACTTCGTGCAAGAAGGTGGGCAAAAGAATTTAGGTCTGTACAAGCCAGAACAAATTAAATCTGCAATCGGTAATGAAGGTTCTTTCAACCCATTAGACCCAGACATCACTAAGAAAGAAGGTGGTGAGGTCGAGGGCTACGCCGGCGGTAAGGCTGTCGGTAAAGTAATCAGCCAGGTCCCTGAAGTGGCTCAGGCATTGGAAGCATACTTACGTGGGCACATCTCCAACGCTGAGCGCATGGACATTTTAAATAAGCACTTGCCTATTCGCAAATGGAACGAGCTGCCACCAAACTATACCAACGAACAGATCCGCGCAGCGTTGATGGCAAACAAGCAACCTAAAGCATTGGCTGAGGTTCCCGTTGGCATGCAGGTAGGCAATCGACTGGATATCCCAGCTTACACACAAAACGGCGTGTACGTAGACACCGTGCACAACGCAAAGGGCGCTCCAATCAGCTACAACCGCACTGGTCACCTGAAGGATGTTGAATTTAGCTCTAAACCCAACCAGGCGGTTCGTGTAGGCCTTGGAACCAAGGAGCAGGCCCTTACCCCTATGGGCGCTGAAATGGGCTCTGGAAAGTCCCCTTTTGCGCTTATGAAGGGTACTAACATCGGCACCCACGATGACGAAGTGCGCCGCATGATGCAAGAGTATCTGAACGATCCTAACTGGACACAGATCGGCATGGACCCACGCCGTAACTCTCAGTTCTATGACAAGTCTACCGGCTTACCAGTTTTCTCCGCAACCGAGAAGCTACAGTCTGGTCCGTTAGTTATGGTGCCAAAAGGTGGCCTCGAGTCATCGCACTGGGAAGACCCGCGTTTGTTGCTGTCTGACTTTGAGGGCAAGCACTATGCCGGTGGTGGACACGCTACACCAGCATGGCAACGCTCAGAGGGTAAGAACCCAGAAGGTGGATTGAACGCTGCTGGACGTGCGTCATACAACCGTGAACACGGCGCTCACTTAAAAGCACCGCAGCCCGAGGGTGGATCACGTAGAGATTCTTTCTGTGCCCGGATGGAAGGCATGAAGAAAAAGAATACGTCGTCTGAAACGGCCAACGATCCAGACTCACGCATCAACAAGTCGCTACGTAAGTGGAAGTGTTAATTAACCGTACTTTTTAATAAACGCTTTAAGTTTACGAACTTCACCACGGGCCCATTTCCTGCCGTGTGGGTCATCGGTGTGGTCAAACTCACCGGCAAGTGCATCACCATTAATGTGGCCTGACTCATAAAAGGTCGACAACACATACTCGGCTTCTTTGACAATTTCCAAGTCGGTGTAATCTTCGATTTGTTTCTTGTCGTCGGTTGAAATGTTTTCGAGGTCGTAAGCCAACTCGTCAATAGCCAACGCGGATTTAATAATCTGTTTCATTTTTAGCCTTTTTAGTTTGTGTGCCATTATCGACACAAATACATTATACAATAAAAAACACTGTATAACACTGTATACAGTGTAAAGAATTGTAAAGTTGGGTCACTTTCTGTAACGTTTTCCGAACCAACCCTCAGCTGCAAGAGGAAAATCAGGAGCCCATGAAGGCGGAGTTGTCATAATACGAACAACATCCTCCAACATGGGCTCTGCGTTTTGTTCTGGCACAATTAGGAGCACTTCATCATGGATACTATTACACACGTTGTAACCGGCGTCTTCAAGGCTAAGCATAGCAAAGGCCAGAAAATCACGCGCAGTTCCCTGGACCCCAGATTGGAATATGCTAGACCCGATGAGTTGGTTACGCCCCCAGACGCGCGTGTAGGTGTTCTGGCTGGCGACTGTGACACCGAGCTTTTCAGCACCCCATGGGGTGGTGACGAGCTCAGCCTGTGGCCTCTGCCAACAGATCAAACGCTTGCTAGGTAACTGCATCCACAGCGCATCTTTGGCGACCTTCATGGTCAAATAACGGCCGGCTTTATACGGCTCCCCTGGGTTCTGTATTGCCTGGATTGCTGCTTCTTCGCAGGCACCCCACAAAGCCTTAACCTTGTGGTATGAAGTGCGGTAGTTGTCTACCGCATTTTTTGCTTGCGCTTCTGATAGTCTGACTCCCATCCCCTCAGCGTATTTGACAAGTCCTTTAGACCCTTGTCCGAACATTGCTCCAAGAACTGCGGATTTGGAAACCTGCCGTTGATCCTTCGTAACCTGATCGTAAGGTACATGATATAGGCTTTCCGATGCAAAGACTTTATACTCATCTAATCCCTTTCTGAAAAGTTCCACTTTGTTTGCTTGGGCTGCAATATATACACCCACCCTGTTTTCGATCGAGCTAAAATCGACGTCCACGAAGGTAAATCCGTCAGGAGCACAGATAGCAGAACGAACGAGTGAGGCGAGTTCGGACATTTCGCCAGCTCCCTGCTCAAAGACACGGACAATCGCTTCTTCAATTTGTTTGTCGTTAAGAACGGGACGTGCAATATTTTGGAGATTAAGTCCACCACGCGAAGACCAACGGCCAGTAGACGCGCCGTGATAGACCAAGGTATTTCGTATTTTCCCATTTCTTTGAATCTCTAACATTTTAGCGTACTTAGCCACGCTAGTCTGGCTGCCTTCTTGGCGTAACTGTAAAGCACGTTTAACATCTGGTGGTAAGCTGGCGCTTACTAACTTAGCTGAAACGGTCTTCTCGGTCATGTCGTCTAGTTTGGCACCGCGCGCATTTAACCAATCAAGCAATTTAGCGCGCTCTGAGGGCTTGCAACCGGTTAGGGCTACCGTCTCCTCATCCAACTTGTTTTGGGCCGCTTCTACGGCCTTTACAGCGTTCTGAAGCTCCTTTGGATTGACTGGCACACCACGCAGGTTAATGCGCTGTGTGAGTTCCCAAACGCGCTGTTCTTCGGCATTCAGCGCGCGCAGGCCGGCAACGATGGACATCTCTGTTCTTACGTCTTGCTTACAGTATTCATACAACTGTGCAAGCAGTTCCGGATCATTCTCAAACTCACCCTTGCGGTTTGGTTTGCACAACTTCTGAATCAACTTGGCCCCGATGGGGTCTTTTTTATGGGCTGCATCCATGAAGGTGCCGGCGTCATCCAAACCCTGGGGGATATTACTTGCGGCTGCAATCGCCATGGAGTCAATACATTGTTCCAGTTTGAGCTCAGGCCAGCCATACTTTGGCACACATACGCAGTTCCAGATCGCGTATTCAAACATGGCATTCCATGCTTGTATCTTGCCACCTTCGCCCACGTGACATAAAAGCCGGTCTAGCGGACCTTTTGTGTCTTTTGGTGTCATAACGTCCACTTTATCGGACGTTGTGCCAAATGCAATACACAACACTTCTGTTGTGTAATCGTTTGCGTAGTTGTCTAGCCCAACATCTGGTAGGTTGGCCAAACTACGCGTTTCAAAGTCTATCGAATAAATCATTATTGCTCCCAAGGCATGCCGACGAATCGGCGGAAAAAATGGGGGGCCGTAGCCCCCCGAACACCACTACAAGGAAAACTATTATATCTCACAAACTCCGGCAACGCAAGCGAGCATTTGAGCGCCCTCTACGTTGTCCGTAACTTCTTTAAAAGCAGTCCAATCAATGACAGGCATTTTAGCTTTAAGTTCGTCATATTCCTCTTTAGTGCACTCCTCGTATGGCGCCTGGCGATATGTGCCGCCATCGTATGGGAGGTATGAAACGCCGCTAATTTCAGCAAAATGGTCCCACGTCCACGCTCCAACGCTTGGCCAATCTTTCTCTTCAACGGATATTGTAACAGACGGTTTATGTTCGCACCAATGTTGCTGATAGGTGAGCCATAAAGAGAGGTGTCCAATAGGTGTGACATCTGCTCGCGTAAGGCCATCGGGTGCTCGTTGGGGGAAAGAGAAGACCACAGTCTGTTCAGGTTTGTAGACACAGTCCTCGGCAGGTACTCCGGTCTCTCTAAGAAACTGGCTAAGAGGGTCTTTCTTATCGCCTCGTACTCTTCGGATGTAATATTTGGCGTGCCTTGGATGAATTCCAGAAGCGGTGTCAGTGAGCTGGGAGACTGTCCCACTCGGTTTGACACATGTGATAGCACAGCTTTCAGGTATTCCGAGGATGGATGCCCATTCTGTATTAGTAACGCGAGCAGTTTCTCGCAAGGTGTCGAGTAATTCATTTAACTTTTCTCCCTCTGTGCAGAGTAGTTTGTTATCGTAAATGCCAGTGATGGAAACGCCCAACAAGCGCTCCTCTTCGGTGTTACGTTGCCACACCTTACGCAGGTACGGAAACTTGGTAAACGTCGACTGGATGGTGCCCAGGATCGTTGCCAGCTTAACCTTTTCAATCAAGGTCTCAGGCGTGTCATCGTGGCGCGCTATAACCTCAGTAAGATTACAGAACTGATTCGGTCTGAGGATAATCTCCGAGCAAGGATTAGTTCCGAACTCAAAGTTTGGATCTCTATGCCCATATTTTGCAACCGTCTTTTGAGCAGCTTCCCGATTAAAAATCCCTCTCTCACCGGAATGGGAGTTGTAAAGTGACAACCACTCTTCCATGAACTTTCCAACAGTAGGTGTTTCACTATACACCGCACTGTTGTTCGCAAGAGCGCGGTGGGGCGCTGTTTCCCACCAAGGGCCAGCTTTAGCATAACGGATCCTTTCATCATCCAGGTCAGACAAACTAATCATGGCCGAGCGACGCACGCCACCAACCACAACAACCTCACCAATTTTACACATCAGGTCATGGCACTCGAGTGTGTGCAAACGACGGCCCTTTGCGTTCTTAAACATGTTGACTGCAAAGTTAAACAAGTCAACCAACGGCTCAGGACCAGATGCACGGCCACCAAATGTCTTCAAGCGCGCGCCAGCTGGACGTACCTTAGACACGTCCCATTTTGGGATCTCGCCGGCGTATAGATGTGCCAGCAACAAACGCAAAGACTTAGCCCAACCCTCTTTGCTGTCATGCACTGCGATCACGTGGTCGGAGTCAAACAACTTCTCTGGCACCTCTGGTAACTGCGACACGTATTTGTTCTCTATAGAGAATCCAACGCCGGTGCCACAGAGCAAAATGAACATGGCTTCGTCAAATGCCTTGACGTCGTCCACTGGCAAATAGCTGCAGTTATACATGCAGGTGTTGTCACGATCTGCTGCTTTGCCAGATGTCATCATGGCGCGCATAGAAGGCATTACTTTAAGGTCTTTAATTGCGTTATATATTTTGTCGCGCAATTCACTGTTATTTGATGATAAAACCGGTGTACGGCTAAAAATGTAATCTACAAAACGTTGTGTGGTTTCATCCCAAGTTTCGCGTCGGCCTTTGTCATCTAGAAAACGGGCGTAACGACTTGCTGCAATATATTCCTGATACTGATCCATGGTGTATTGTTGTTATTGATTGATTGATAAAAAAGGGCGAACCACATAGTGATCCGCCCGCGTGTTACATGTAACCTACTTACACAGCGAAGTCTGCTGCTGCGTTTGTAGCGCCACCAAGTTTCTCACCGTCTTCCAACTTCTGAACGTTGTTAAGACCGGCTGCAATGCCCTTTGAACCACTTGCATCGTATGGATACAGTGTGATAGAAGCACGGCCGTAGCAACCGCTGTAGAACTCGCTCTTATCCATGATCGGTTCCAAGTCGGCGTCGACAATGCCTGGCTTCTCGTTAGAGTTTGCGTTGATGAAATAGTGACCCGCATAGATTGGATCATCTTTTTCTGCGTCGCCATCACGCAAGCCACCTTTGAGTAACTTGGGCACTGAACCACCAAAGAAGGCCGCGTTAGCTTTCTTGATGTCTTCAAAGGCCGCTGTGAAGCGCTTGATTGTTTCTGTATCTGATTTGGGGATCAGAATAGATGCAGAGTATTTCAACTGTTTGTTCAGTGTCTCTGCAGGCTCGAAAACGTGCACAAAAGAGAAACGAACTTTGCCAGTAACGAACTTGGCTTTGACTGATTTAGACATTTTAGACTTTTTCCATTTTAGATTGCACCGGGTTTGAAGGTACCGGCACGTTGACCTTTTCTTGCCATGATATTAATGCAAACATCTGGCAAAAACTTTCATGCATCGTAAAAAACTCCCAAAGTGCGCATTGCTTCTCGCATAGCTAACACTCTCTGGAGATCGTTTACGTAGTCGGGGTTCTTCATTAACTCTGGGTGGTCCCACACACATTGTGTTACATCCAGAATGCTACGCCTCAACCTAAGCACATCATCTCTTTTCTCACCGCCGGGTAGTTGCTCAAAGTCTTTTAGGTACTGGGACACCATGACTTGAGGAACACTTTTAGCGATGGTATTTAAATCAAGATATACCACATTCTACTCCAGCTTTTGCGACCATGTAAAGCCCCACGTTGCCTAGCGCGTAGCCAAAGAAGCTAATTGCCAGGCCGGTGTTGCCCTTAAACAACAGATCGCAACCAATGTAGAAGTAGACCAAACCGATGCCAGCAATTAACCATGCACTCATACGATTTCCTCAAAGAATACTGGAGTGTTTTCTCCGACGTATGAACCGACCATGTTAAAGTAGTAATACTCGATGGCTTCAACTTCGTTCATCTTGTCGACCTTCATAAGTATTTCAAGAATCTTATCAACGTTGTAGCAAACCAATGGCTTACTGCACTGGTAAACAACCCCCATGATTGCGTCGTCAAAGTATGGTTCGGTTAAGAACAACAGCTCATCGCCGTACATTTCTGCTAGTTCTTCACGTGTCATTTGAAGTCATCCTCCACGGTTTCTTTTACCTTAACCAACTTGGGTTCACCATCTGGCTTCACAATTAATTCACCCAACCAAGTAACAACCTGCCCCTTGGGTGCCAGCTTCTCTAGCGTGGCCAATGACTTCAGCTTGGGTGCCTCCCACAACGCGCCAACGTCGATGCCCTTTTCTTTGAGCACGGTTGCAGCCAGTGCGTGGTCTGTGATCTTGCGGTGTGTTGACGTTGTGCCCAGCTTGTAACCTGGTGGTACGATCTGGTGATACACCGCGCGCGACACAGCAAACTCTTCTACGTCATTGACCCAGGTCTTTAATCCCTTGGCTTTGTCGAGGACTTCTGAGAACTCTTCGTTTGTGAGGAGCGCCGCTTCTTTGAATTCGAGTCTTGCGAGTTCTGTGTTGAAGTCACTGCGGGCGCGACACTGGGCTTTAGCACGGCAAAATTGGCACCATTCACCGGGGAGGAAATCGCCCGCACCGCTCCACGCTTTCTTGGCTTTTGGTTTGACGTAGTAGCTTGCCCAATCGATGAGCTTGTCAAGACTTGTACCATCTGTGCTAATGCTGTCGAGTCGTGGCTGGTGGATGGTATAGCTGACTTCCTTGATGTCTGGATATTCTTCTCTAAACTTCGACCATGCGCCCAACGCATATAGTCGTAGCTGGGGATTGTCTGTAGCTGAGACTGCAATACCTTTGCCGAACTTGAGGTCGATAACGCGGATCGAATTCTTTGAAAGAATAACCACGTCTGCTGTCCCGAAACCGTCAGGAACCCAATCACTAAAGTCGACGCGTTGCTCAAATAACGGGGTGTCGCCTTCACCAATTTGACTGCGGACATACAGAACGTAATTATCGACGTTAGCCTCGAAATCGTCATTGAAGTAGGGTGTTGATTTAATGGTCTCATATTCTGTCTCATACTCATCGCGTTTTATTTGTCCGAATTGAAGGCGCAGTTTAATTTCAGCAAGAGAGTGCGCCGTTGTGCCCTCCTGTGAAAAATCGAACCCACCGACTTTGCGGTTTTGTTCGGGGAGGGTTGCCTCCAAGCGTGCGCTCGGTGTGCAAGATAGCCAACGTTTTGATCCGGAGGCCGACAATAATGCGTGAGCAGTCATTTTTACCTTTTTAGAAGTTTATCGGTAAATATATTAATGCAAACAAAAAGGGCCCCGAAGGACCCTTTATTTAAGTTTATTTTATTATCTGAAGGGCGGTTAGCCTGCGCTCTTCAACTGCTTTATTAGGTCGCCTACCGCCCCAGCAAAGTCAATGGAAACCTCAGCTTTAAGATCGACCTTCTGGTCGCGTGTCTCGCGGTAGTCATCGGGATATTGTCCCCGTAATGCAATCTCCGCCAGACGGCTATTAAAGGCCTTATTCTCGACGTTTGCAAGGATCTGGGTCTCCCAGTATGCCTGCCCGTGAACGGTGGCCATATCCATGGCTTCCGCGAACGCGGGGTCCTCTTTTTTGAGGCGCGCTGCTGTGCCCTTGCTGATTCCCAGCTGGGCGTACATTGTCTTTTGTGATGCGCCTTGCTTACCTAATTCAATAACTAACTCCGCATGCGCAGGTGTAAATTTGAACAGTGCCTTTGTTGCCATTATTTTTTCTTCTTTGCGGTCTTTGCAGACTCTTTAAATGCCTGTGATGTAGGAGCGCCCTTGGTGCCTGGTGCGCGCATCTTCTCGCCAGAACCCTTGGCGATACGTTCCTGTTTTGCATGGATGTTGGCATACAAGCCGGGTTTAGTTGCCATGATAGTGTTTCTCATTATTTACAAATTAACATAAAAATGTACATAATACTTAACATTATGTACGTACATGTTTATAAGTACCAACGTTTTAGAAAGTTGGCTATCGTTGTCTCGCCTTAGCGCTCCGCATGAACTTAATCACTTGGTTTGGCAACTGCATAACCAACCCTCTATCTATATTAATGCAAACTATTTTGTAGCGTCGCCCTTGGCGGCAGGCTGGCTTTTCATTGCCTCTACATGCCGCAGGGTGGCCTTGATCTCAGGCATAACCTGGTTAAGGTACGTGCGAGTCAACGCCTCTGCCATGGCAGCGCGCTTAGGGTTTAGCGGGTTGCCTTTGTCCATACCCGCGTTGACCATCATGTTCTTAAGCAGCTGGCTCATCTTTATTTTCCAGTTCTTCATTTAACTTTTGCACCTGCGGACCGACTTGCATATGTATGTCATTGATGTAATTTGCCCAAGCCATAACCGGCGTATTTGTTGGCCTGTTCATTGCGTTAATTAATTCATTAATTTGGCGCAACGTATACTGCAAAGTAACAATTGCATCATCCATAACTTTCGCTTCTTCACTCATTTTCTACACTCCTTTGGTTAATAAATTGCTTGGTCTCTATCATTCTTTCAAACCCATCCCACAACCTGCGGGCTTGGATATCTAACACTTCTTTTATGCCGTTGAGTTTGTTAAACAACTCGTCCTCATCAAACGGCACTGGACCATCAATATGCTGGCGCATAAACTCTTCAATCAAGTCTGAGACGTTTGATATTTTCAAGATATCTTGCTCCAGATCAAACCGGTCATACTGGTGAAAATACTTCATTTAATCTTCTCCCGTTTCTTAACAGCCGCCTCAAAGTCACTGAAGTACCACTCACCCAGGATTTCAATGGCGTACGCCACACGTTTCCAAAGCATTACGTCCTCTTCAGCGCGATCAATTTGTTTTAGCTCCACCTTCTCCAGGTCGCGCATTAATCCAACGTAAGTGTCTACCAAACTTTGACAAACAATCTCGTCTAAAAAGTCATCATCTACTTCTAAATGCATCGCTATTCCTCCGGTCTATTTCTCGTGATATGTACCATCTAGCCTTCTTAAGGTCTTCAACGGCGTCGTTTTTTAGGTCTGCGCGCCAAATGTATTTGATCGCATTACCAAGGTTAAAACCCATGTGCTCCGTTATCTGAATACACTCCACACCGCTTGGATGTTCTGTGTAATGCTTCGGTTGATTAACTGGATCGTTCATGCTACCCCCCATCTCATCACTTCATGAACAACCATCTCAGCCTCTTCTTCATTATCACAAAAGAAAATGCATTTAATGTCTTGGTAGAGTTCAGTGTTTAGCTCGTCGCCGTACTCAACCGTGACCCCATCATCACCATGCGCAACAACAAAAATCATACGCGTAATTCCTTCTTAATAAACTCCACGCCCTTGGCAAAATGCCAGCGCCAATACTTCTCTGATACATCTATGTCTTTGTGCGTCTTGCCCTCCAAGAACGCCTCCAACACAATACGCTGCTTCTCTGGCATGCGGTTCTCAATCAGCCTATGGATGTCGTTTAGATCCTCTGGATCCCACGGCACCCAACCATCGGCAATGATTTCTGGGTGTGCATCCGGCTCGTCCTGCTCAATGGGATCAATCTCTTCGTCCGACAACTTGGTGCGGGCCGCGTTGACTTTGTATTTTGTTGTTGTTTTCATCGTGCTTATATTAATGCAAATTTAATGCGTTTAGGAGGGCTTCTTGGAGATTTATTTTACCTTCTAGTACATTTACCGCCTGAATATCAATACTTTTTTCTACAGTTAGGTGATGGATGATCACCGGTTTGGTTTGTCCCTGGCGGTAGATTCGCGCGTTTGCCTGCACGTAATTCTCCGAACTCCATGGTAGGTCGTACCAAACAGTCTGCGCCAGGGCGCCAGCGTTGCACTGCAGGTTCAAACCAATGCCACCAGACTGCGGGTGCGCCAGCATGATCGGCACCTTACCGTCGCGCCATGCCTGCATGTTGTCATCGTTGAGCACCTCAGCGTACGGAAACGCTGCAAGTATTCTCTCCAAGGAATGTTTGAAGTGGTAGAAAATCAGCGTGGGTGTCGTGGATTCCTCCAGCAGCGACTCCAAAAACTCAATCTTAGCGTTGTTGGTTCGCACCCAGCTGCCGTCCTCTGTATAGATTGCGCCAGATGTAAACTGCAGCAATTTGCCAGACAACACGGCTGCGGTGGGCGCTGTGATCTCAAACTCTTTTATACCCAGCACCAGATCCTTTTTAAGGGTCTCATACTGCGCCGTTTCATCCTTGCTAAGGGCTATCCTATGGTAGAGCCTTGTGCACTCTGGAAGCTGCAAATAATCATTCGCGCGGAGGCTGAAGCATATGTCGGAAATTTTTTGCTGGATCGCTTCCACTGCCCCCGGTTTCGGTTTCCAACTGTACACCACTCGTGTGTGTCGGTTCATTTGATCCGGCTGCATGTATAGGTCCCTGAACTTCGTTAATGAGCTCTCTAACCTTTGCCCTAAGTCTAGGATTCCCACTTGCGCCCATAAATCCCCAACCCCCTGCGGAGATGGGGTTCCAGTCAGAATCAAGCGTCTTTTGAATGATTTCAAATGTTTCTTTAATGCTTTGAACCTTTTGGTTGATGGATCTTTGAAACGGCTGCTCTCGTCCACTACCAAGTTGTCGAACGTAATCGGCTCGTCCAACAACCATACCAAGTTTTCTAAGTTCACAACATAGATTGATGAGTTCTGTTTGAGCGCGAGTTGCCGCTGCGTCGGCGTCCCTAAAACTTTGCTCAATGAGAGCTTCGAGAGGTGCTGCCAATTTGTTATCTCCTTGTCCCATACGTTCTCCGCTACTCGTTTAGGCGCCACTATAAGCGTAGTGCCCGTAAATTGCTCCGCTATTATCGTCAACGCTGTCACTGTCTTGCCCAGGCCCGGCTCCATGAACAGCCCCAGTGATGGCTGCCCCTTCGCCTTCTCGATCATGTCCAGCTGGTACTGGTGTAGTTGATGTCTTTCTAGCACGTGTTTGTTCCCATATCCAATCCGCTATTGCGTAATGTTGCACCATTGTCCCCGCGCCTTTAATGCGGTTGGCTTTGCGCGATATGAACGCGACGTTGCCTTCCACATAACCTTTCTTAGGGACAATCCTATCTAACTCTGGTCCATTTTCTAACGACACACCGTGGCCTAACTTTGACTGCCCCCAAACAAACGGCGTGCGAAAGATAGGACACTCATCTCCAGCAATAGACAACAAATATTCAGTGGTCAAAGAAAACGGCACGTTATTTTTCTGCGCCCGATCCTTTGCCTTTGCACATGCAACCTGTATCTGCCTTACCTTTGGATCAACAGCCACTTATAAAGCTCTCAACGTCAGACTTGCTTCGGATTACGCTTGTGGTAAATCCCTGGCTTTCGAGATCCCTGAACACCACCTGCTGCCTTGGAGATAGTATCCCCTTTGCTGTCTTTAGCTCCACGAAGTGGACCTTCTTGTTTAGCAACACTATCCTGTCCGGCACTCCCGTCACCGTTGATATCCACTTGTAACTCAAGCCCCCCGCTTGCTTCACCCTTTGGTTTAGATACTGCTCGATTTGCTTTTCTAGCATTCTTTTCTTTCTCAATAATCACACCCTGCGTCAACTGCGCAACAATGTGCTCAGTCAAGTAGGCACGTGTCTCCTCACCAATGTCTTCAATGTCTTCGCCAATGTGCTCAAAAATACGGCACACTGCGTGGGTGGCTTCGTGCGCGATTACCCCTGCAAGAAATGCAGGACCATCATCGCAGGCATCAAGGTCAAAAACAACAACAACAATGCCGTCACGACCATCCGCGATATAGTGTGTCTCCCCCACACCGATATCCAACGCATCAGCTTTAATATTGATATCATGGTCTTTTAAAATTTTTTGAAATTCTTTATTGCTAAAACATAAAAGGATGCGGACCTTAAAAAAGCCCGCATCGATTGAGAAGTAGTTATACTTTTTTGGCATCTTTTTTGAGCTTGTTGATTTGTTCATTCATGCGCTTCATCTCTTTTTCCATGTCAAGGATTAGTTCTGATAACTCCTTGATCATGTCTTGGCACTCACCAAAGCCAATGATAAACATCTGCTCGTTGGTGTGCACCTGCATGTTAACCTTGTGCCTGCTGTTCCATGCTTGGTACGCGATGCGTGCTTGTTCTGACATTAGAAAATCTCCTGTTCAAAGTTACTGATTGACTCGATATATTTTTTAGCCTTGGCATTCAACTTAACACCGCGGTAGATGTGGATGCGCTCACCGTTCTCACGGATCACGTCCACCGTGATTCTGTGCTCCTGCGTCGACGCTAAGAACCGGCGCTTGAACGCCAGGTCTGTGCCCACCGGAATGTTTTTCTTGATAGCCCAGTGCTTGTAACAACGGAATACATCATCCTTTGTAACGTACGTCGTTGCATCAAACTCCAACGCCTCGTCAGCAAACGATCCAAGCACGTTACCAATCTCTTGCATAAGCTCGAGATAAACCTCGCCACTCTTTGGCTGCAGGAAGTAACCACCGCGCTCAATGCGTCGTGTCAACCCTTCGATCGCCCAGTTAAAAATGCCACCCAGCTCGCTCTCGAGTTTGTGCGACAAGTCGGTGTCCTCTTTGCCGTAGAAGCTGTTAGACATCTTGAGCACAACCATACGGCCGGTCAACGCGTTAGAGTTTTCTGTCAACTGCAACGCCTCGTTAGAGTAGATCACGATGCGTGTTGGCAGGTATCCGTTCCACGCCTCTTTGTTCTTGCGGTTAACAGTAATCGTATCACCACCAACAATCCGCAAAAGTTGGCCAACAACAGCAGAACGATTACGATCTGGGGCTCGAGCATCAGTAAAAGAAGCCAGTAGCTTGCCAAGCCAAGGCTGTAGACCAAATGAGTCACCAAGTTCTCCCAATTCTGGCGCTACCGTGTTGTGTTGTCCAAGCAACGACACCAGCACCTTGTTAATAGTTCCCTTGCCTGAACGGCGGGGTCCAATGATGTTGAAGAACTTCTGCTGGCGCGTGTCACCGCTCAGGATATACCCAAACATCTCCTGCAGCGAGTCAATCGACTCCTGGTCATCCGGCCAAACCTGGTTCAAAAATGTTAACCATACTGAACATTTTGCGTCCGGGTTGTACTCGAACGGCAGTGAGTTTTGTGTGAAAAAACCCAGCGAATGTGGCAGGATCAAATAATCCTTGAGGTGAAACAATCCGTTCTTCACGCTGATCAACTGCGACGCCTCTGGCTTGTTAGGCGCGTACGCCTCCAACCAGATCGGTGGCTTGGTGTTAGGCTGATTCTCCAAGTGCACCACACCCTTGATCGCATCCAAAGCGGCCGACACGCTGGCCGGTGTGGGTGTGAACGGAATTATCGCGCCCTTTTTACCCGGCTTCTTGCAGTTATCCAAGAACATGTATAACTTGGAGCGGATCGTCGCCTCCTCAATGATCTGATAATGCGTCCCTACGTACACGTAAAACTCATCCGCATAGTGTACCAACCGGTACCCTTCCTCGCACGAATACACGTTGTCTAAGAACGTTTTAGCGTGGTTAATAGGGTTGCCTACGTCGAGCACAATCTCACCGCGCGCCATGGCCTCCTTGCGCGCCTCCTGGTTGATCTTAAATATCAGCGAGCGCAGTGTGGCACCCTGGCCACGGAACGTGCGCCACTTGCCCTCACAGCTCATCGGACCGTTGGCCACGTACGCACCAACCTGTCCGTCCCCATAGCTCCACCGCTCCCACACGTCCAGTGCCTCCAGGTCACCGCTGAACTGGTGGTGTAACGCAAACCCAACCTGCAGCCAGTCCCCATACCCACAGTTCGGGTCTAGGCGCGTCAATATATCTGTCTCAACCTTGTGCAGGTCATAGCCTTCCAACGGTGGCACGTAGTCCGCAAACGCGTCCCCTGTGCGGTGTATTGTGCGCTCAGGCACAAAGCTCGAGATATCCTGCTCATCCTCTGGAATCTCGCCAACAATGTGGTTGCCGGTCACCGTGAAGTAACGCCCGCGGTTATACACCTCCAAACCCAGCGCGTGGTCAACGTGTGCCGACTGTAGGTTCGCGCGTGTGAAAATCTTTACGCCAGTCCCAGACGGGGACACCTCTGCGTAACCCTGAATTTGGTTGGCAATCGTCTCGAGCGCAGTGTTGGTGTACTTAGAGTGAAACGGGTCGTAGCAGTCGTCCAGGTCCACGCCGGCCAGGTTGTCCGAGTCGTCAAACACAAACCCAATGCCGTCAAAGCGCTGGGGTTGCTGTTCATAGGCCTGCTGGACCGCCAGAAAGTCCGTCCACGTTGACGGATCGTTTGACTTAGCCGACTGCCCGTTGGGTTGTGAAGGCAGTTTGCTCCAACGTTTGTTGTCCGCTTCACCAACCTCCACAAATTTCCACATCACCCACCGCGGGATCCGCTTCAACTCCATCGGTATGTTTTCAAACAGCACCGGTAGTGCTTTTGGTTTATTCATCATAGTCCTATATTAATGCAAAGGTCGGGGCTTTACTCCTCGACCTGCTGTTCAAACTCAAACCAGTCGTACAGCTGGAACCAGATCTCCTTGCTGATCTCGTCCTTGATCTGCTCCTCTGTTGGTGTGTCGGTGTGCTTAAACGCACGACGGTACCCAAACTCAATACCGCTCTCGATACATGCCTCTAGGACTTTGGATAACTTAGGCTGCATTTTCATTTTCCTTCTTTGGTGTTACAACTGTGACTTCTTCCCACGCGGTTAAGTGTACCACGTTTCCCTCATCGTCGGTGCAGTATGAATACGCACCGTCAATGTGGTCAAAATTAAACTCTTCGCCTGTTTCCACAACACGGACACGGCTACGTCTTGGCACTTGGTACAAATACATCACTCACCCCTTTTAATCGAACTAACATAAAAAATGCACACTAACATACCTAATGTTACTATGCAACCTAACGTGAAAAATAATAGCATATACGCTATGTTCTCGATCATGTGTTTTTACTCCTTGATTTGTTTTAAGGCCCAGTCGAGCCAGTCTTTTGCTTCCATGTCGTAGTAACCATCGGGTCCAACAGATGCCAACTCTTCACCAAGTCTGATTGCAGCATTGCGCCATTGTTGGTTTTGATACTTGTCAGCCCACGCATTTAACTCGTCGATGGTGTACCAAGGACGCATTGTTTCACCCATAGTTTTTACTCCTTAACTTTGCTTCTGTCCATTCAACAGCAAGCTCCCAAACTACCGCATCATTTGATGAAGTTGGTTTACTTGCTTCAATTTCCTCGGCCGTCAGCCCTACCCATGGCTTACGGTACACCTGTGTGTCGTCATCGTCGTCGTCCACCCTGCGGTAGGGCGCAGTTACCCATACTTCTCGTCTAATCATGATTACTCCATGATGTTACTACAAACTCTAACGTAAGGTATATGGTGTTATCCACGACCTGTTTACGTACCTGGAAACCGCCAGTCCCAATGGCTGTGATATCACCCTCAGCTGCCTCTTTTAACAGATTTCGTGCAACCTTACGCATATCGCCAATTGTTGGCACCCCACCGCCCCACTTCCAATCCAAGAACTCCATGACCTTGTGTGCCTTCTCAAAGTCAAACTCGTCCATGATTTCATCAATCACGTAGGCGTCTAAGTACAAACCTAACCGTTTGTTTTCGTTGTGCAATGCCTGCAACACATACTCCTGCTTGATCTTAGACTCGCGCTCTATGCGGTTAAACTCTTCGTCTTCATAGTTCGTCATCATAGGCCTTTTCTGCGCCACTTAGGACGCGCATACGTTCCAACAATTCACCCAAGGGCTCCAGCTTCATCACCCTAGCGCAACTCACCGCTATCGGTGCCCACATGCGTCCTGAGTCCGAACACTCTCTCATGTTCAGATAATCCTCAAAGAAAGACTTCACGCAGGCTTTTAGTTCTTCATCTTGTGTCATGCTTGTCCCCTTGCTCTGATTAGATTTGCTATATCAACTGCCGTTCCATTTTGACTAGGCATAGAAGTTAGAACAAAATGTGGGGCATGGCGTTTGCTTTCTGCAATTTCTGCACACGCCTCACGCTCATGCTCTGCTACCAGTTTGGCAAAGGCTTCATAGCGTTTATCAAAAGCATTTGTAGTGCCGTCATCTAATTCGTAATCAACAAAGCCAGCCTGTTTAGCCATTTCAATGATTTCATCTTGTGTCATGTGTTCTTCTCCTGTGGGGGCAAATGCTCAATATGGTTTTGTGTCTTCCAACCCATTGCATCAGCGTAGCCTTTCTGATACGCCGCATCGACTGCGGGCTTGAGCATATCTATCGCTGTCTCATGCAACTTTTGTTGTATCTCTAACATCTCTGTCAACTTGGCAATCATTTCATCTTGTGTCATATTTGCTCCAGTAACTTACGCATTTTGTTACAGTCTTTTAAGACCTCCTTGGCCAAATCTTTAGCGTCCTCGTGTATGTCTGGCTCGCCCATAACACTGTTGCAACCTTCGTCCATCATCTCTAACATCAACTCAAATTTAATTCTTTGTTCGTCTGTCATCATTTTTCTCCTTTGTGCCCCGATCGGGGCATTTTTTGTCAGTTGATAGTGTTTTTGTGCAAATATGACCCGATCGGGGCATTTAATCCTCAAACAGATCATCCAGCATCTTACCACCGGCACGGATGGCCAGGATAAATAGCAAAATGATAAGTATAATCATCGCGCCTATCAGGATTTCAATAATCATAGGCACCACCTATCCGCAGTTTTGTATACAAAGCCGACCCCATACACATGCCACAAATTGGCATGAAAGAACGCAGGCCGTCAGTCCATAGGGCTGGGTTGAACGACAACCCAACAAACGCACCGATCAGGTAGGCCACAAATAGGCCAACCAAGAAGGGCACCATGGCTTCCCAAAGGTAAGGTATCAATCTCATCTGTCTCTCCTTATTTCATGTGTGGCTCTTCAGCCGTTGGGTTGCGTGGCACCGAAGTCAGGTGTGTACTACCGTCATACTCTGCCACAAAAATAACGCGCTCATTTGTCCAGACATACACGGGGTAACACTCTGCAGTGCCGTACCCGCCGTTAAACTGCCAGCCGTCCATTAGGGGCTTAGCCTCCTCCAAAGTCAGCAAGACACACTGTTTATCTTTTGGCACTGGCGCCGGCTTTGGTTCACCCCAACCCCACTCACCGAAGACAACGTAACTAACCTTTTCGTTTGGTTGCAGGAATTTCAATAGCTCTTCGTATGCATTCATTTCTTATACTCCGCTTCAATGTCTTTTTGTTCCTGCAGTCCAAGGTGGAGTGCTCGCACCACCGCGGACGTCAATAACTGCTTGTGCTCATCGGCTGTCATGTCCAACACCAGAGTCACCGTGTTGTCCTCGTTCTCGATAATATCTGTAACTATCATAACAGTGCGTCCTCTATGTTGTTAGGGTTGAATTTTGGTAACGATAGATCGTATGGTATCAGTTCCGTTGGGAAAGGCCAGTGTGGGTCTTTCTTCTTGAAAATTTTATCATAGTTCTCGGCGTATTTTTTGTGATCTGTTGGCCGTTGGCTGTCGCCCTTACCTGCTTCGCTTTTTTTCATGCTCTACTCCACATTCCAAGTAAAAGTCCCCATAGCACCCCCACACAGAAGGCCATGGCCATGTGCCAAAGGTACTCGTCGTGATCCCTTGGCGTCAAACTTGGGTACTTTTCGTTGGGAAATGCCTGCTCCAAGGTGCGAGAAAACCTACGAGTTGTAGGGTTAATTTCCTCTACCCTGTCTTCTGGTACAAATGGTTGTACTACTTTAGGTTGCATTTTGTAATTTCTCCGTTAAAAATGTTACTACTTTTGTTTCGCTTTGTACCAGAAGACATAGAAGACACCCTTCTTTATTCTTTTTTTATTTTTTTTTTAAAATAAAAAATAAAAATAAAGGAATAGTGTAAATGACCCTGTCTTCTATGTCTTCTAGTACAAACTAATCAAAATGATAACCTATTGGTATCTCTTGATGACCTGGTTAGCCCAC